GTTCGCTACGACTACGCCATCCCGTCCATTACTGTGAGCGCCCAACGCGGCGCTACATCCATTGCGGGTGACATCCGCAATCGCCTCATGCCGGAGGCGGAGAGTTGGTTTGCTGCCGCTCTCCTCTGGCAGCAGCGAGTCATCGCTCTGCACTCCGCGCTGTCCAAGTTCCGCAAGTGCCTGCTTGCCTTCCCCAACGCTGACCGGTGGCAGGACAGCCGCAAGGTTTACGGGCGGGGTTGGACATGCGACCTATCTAGCGTCTCATCCTGCGATTTGGCATTCGATGGCATCTCCCACGATCTCGCCGTCGCACTGCTTGTCGCCTACCATCAGATGATCGAGGAACCAATGCCCAACCACCAACAGACCAACCAACAGGCCATGTTTCCCGCCGGAGATGACCTTCCCGTCTTCTCCGGTTCGCCCGTGCGAGTGGCCGCCCGCCTCTTTGACCCGAAGTCCGAACCGGGACAACCATCCATGTTCGATCTGCGCCCAGCCTTCGGTGGCGACGAGCCGGCCTACACGCCCCGCATGGTCGAGGCGGATAAGGAAGGCGCAGCATGACCGAACAAGAACAGCGCCTGCTGCGTATTCACAACGCCTACTTCACAAAGCCCGCCGTCGCCGCAGAGATCGACCTGCGTGGTTACTGGCGTGTCATCTACGCCGACGGGCGCTGCAAGTGGTACTACGAATGCGGCTCTTCCACCGAGTCGATTGAGCAATCCGCCGGTATCCGTCGAGGTGCACCATGACCGCCATCCGCAACTTGCCCGTCAGCCAGGTCGTGCCCGGCAACAATGACCGCAAACACTTCGACCAGGCTGCACTGACCGACCTGGCCGCCAGCATCGCCGCCCACGGGCTGGCCCAGCCCATCACCGTGCGGCCGTTCGGGTCCGGCTGGCAGATCGTCGCCGGTGAACGTCGTTTCCGTGCCATCTCCCAGGTGCTTCAGTGGCCCGAAGCACCCTGCATCGTGCGTGACCTCGACGACGAGCAGGCCAGCGCCATCATGCTGGCCGAGAACACCAGCCGGGCCGATCTGGACCCCATCGAAGAAGCCAGAGCCTATCAGGAGCGCATGAACCGCTTTGAATGGAGCACAGCGAAGGTTGCCGAAGTCGCCGGCGTCAGCGAGGATGTCGTGCGCCGCCGGCTGCTGCTGTTGCAGTTGCATCCAGACGTGCAGCACCTGGTGGCCAAGAAGCATCTGCCGTTGGGCCACGCCGAGACGATGACCAGGCTCGACACCAACCGCCAGCTGATCGCCCTGCGCATCTACCGCGAGGCGAAGGCCATGCCGCTCAACACCTTCATCCGTGTCGTGAGCGATCTCTACGAGGAGCAGGCGCAAGACGCACTCTTTGACCTGGAATCCTTCTGGATGGAGCAGGCGGCGCAGATGGCCGCCACGCCGGTGCGTGGCAAGAGGGCGGTCGTCAACGTGCCCACTCGCCCCGACCTGCCTGCGCCTGAGATGAAAGCCACCGACACCTCATCGGCGGTGATCATGCGCTATATCCTGCATCTCGATGCCCAGGGGCTGCGCCAGGAGGCCGCCACGATTGGCACCCTGTACAGAGCGCTGATTCACAGCAACAGCATGGCGCTGCCAGAGACGGTATAGTCGTGCGCTTTACAGACGCCGTATCATTCGATACAATATCAGTCAGGAGATCACACGCATGACTACGCAGATTTACACCGTCGGCTACGGGCGCATGGCCCCAGACAAGATTCGAGAGATGGCGATTGACCTGGGCGCCGTCGTGGTGGATATTCGATTCAGCGCCTGGGGCAAACCAGGCTACAAGAAGTTTGAACTTGTCAGGCTGCTGGGGGAGCAGTACACCCACCTGCCGGCCCTGGGCAACGCCGCCTACAAGACAGGCGGCATGCGGCTCGCCGACTACGATCGCGGCAAGGCGTTTCTGACCTCGCTTGGTCGGCCCGCCATCCTCATGTGCGCCTGCGCCGATCCGGATGGCTGCCATCGCACCTTGGTGGGCGCGCTGCTGGCCGCCGACGGATTCAATGTGACTGAACTCAACCAACCCACCGCACCCGCTGCGCCGGCGAGCGCCCAGATGCCGCTCCGCCGTACTGTTGGTGAGCGGCGCAATCGAGCCACCGCGCCCGCTGCGCCGGCGAGCGCCCAGATGTCGCTGTGGAGCCATGAACCATGACCAAGAAGACGCCACCCAAGCTGTACAGCACTGCGGAGGCCGCCGACTATCTCGGCATGCATCCGCAGACCCTGCGTTATCACATCTACGACAAGGGGCACATCGAGGCCGACTTTGAGATAAGCGGCAACCTGGTCTTCACCCAGGCCACACTGGACGAATTCCGTCGCAAGCATCAGACCGCCGACGGCATGACAATGGCCGAGGCTGCCGCTTATCTGGGCGTCGCCTTTACGTGGATGCGTTATCACGTTTACAACTCGAAGAAGCTCCAGCCCGACGGCCGCCGTGGTAACGCCTGGGTATTCAAGCAGGAGACGCTCGACCAGGCTCGCCGCGACCTCCTGCACAACGAATAACTATTCGGCTGTTAAAGTACGAAGAGCGGAGCGCAGGAGTCGAACCCGCCCCTGGCCGCTGGTGGCGGCCCGTGCACCTCTACACCATCTCCGCATAATCGACCACCCAAGCCCGTCCCAGCCCCACCATGAGACGTTCGCCACTCACGCATACTTCTTTCCCTGCGTTGCCTTTCTGTGCGCCTCATCGTGACACTCTCGGCACAGCGCCCGCAGATCTCCCAATAATTCGTTTCCGAACCGCTCGTACGTCAGATGATGCACGTCGAGCGGCGCACGCCGGCCGCACGTCTCGCATCGCCAGCCGGCCCGCCGCAGCACCTGCTTGCGCAGCAGCCGCCAATGCCCCGACCGCAAATGGCGACGATAGCGCCACCGGCGCAGCAGGCCGCCATACATGCGCCCAATCTCGTGGCGGTCGTACAGCAGCAGGTAAAGCGCCAGGGTCGCCGCCAGCAGGGGAACGGCCAGGCAAAGCACGGCGCCGCTATTACCCATGATGGTTAGCCTCTGGCGGAATCCAGCGCCCGCCAACCACCTCAATGCCACCGGGGCGCCCCTCGTGCCGGCGGATCAGGCGTTGTCCCTCCAGCCTGGTGAGATAGAACGAGACCAGGCTGTTCGTCGAGAAGCCGCACGCATCGGCGATCTCGCTCATGGTCGGCGCCAGGCCGTCATGCCGCCGCTTGAAGCCGACGATGAACGCCAACACCTTCGCATCGTTGGCCGCCAGCCGCGCCACCATGTGGCTGTTGTCGGGCGCCATCATCGCCGGTTCAGCCAATCGAGCAGCATGGTGGCGGCGGCGCTGCCCAGCCGCGCCACCAGCCAGACAACCAGCGCCACCGCCACCATGCCGCCCAGCAGCGCGCCCAGCGCCACCCACGGCAGCGCGTCGCTCACGGCCGGCGCCCCTGGCTGCCCTCGCGCCACGCAACATAGCCAAACACGGCGGCATCCAGCGCCGAAAGCAGATCTGCGACGGTAACTGCGCTCGCCTGCGGTGGCGGTGGCGCCGGCGTCGTGGGGACAATCGGCGGCTCGTCGGGCAGTGGCAGCACCTGCGGTTCGGGCGGAGCCTGCTGCAGCCGCTCTGCGTAGTCGGGCAGCAGCGTGCCGTCGGGCGCAAACACATCCGGCCGCGTCGCGCGCAGTTCGTTCAGCCAGGCTGCGATGTGGTTGAGCGTGCGCAGGCTCTCGCCGGCCACCACGCCCAGGCCGTCGCCAAGTTGGTCGAGTAGATTCTGCACGTTCACTGAGCACCCCCTCGCTTCACATCCAGCGCTGCCTCGATCATGGCGCGCATGCGCGTGCCGTCCAGCTTGGGGAACATGGCGGACAAGTGCGTCGTGACCCAGGCCAGCTTTGCCTTTCCCGTCGACTCCGCCAGCATTCGATCCGCCGCCCGCACGAACACCTGCGCCGCCTGCCACTGTCGCTGCTGGCGCAACCAATCCAGCGTCGCCACAACCAGCACCCAAATCGCCACAACTGCGGCAGCCGCCATTGCTGCGGCGGCCAGTCCGAGAACCTCCTGCGGAATCGTCAACATGCAACCTCCTGGAAAGAAAAAGGGGCGCACGTCTCCGGGTTGGAGAAGTGCGCCCCGCTGTCGAGTACGCCGTATCAAGTTGTGGTCTGCGCCGTGCGCAGTCAGTCCTGCCGCACCTGGATCACCTCCGGCGGCAGTTCAATCATAGCCGCCCGCCAGGACGGGTCGATGTGTACGATGACCTTTCGACCGCCCTGCTTGCCGGGCCGCTGGCGCAGCACATGCAGCGCCTCGCGCATCTCGGCGACAATCTTCTCGATTACATCTGGGTCGCCATGTGCGCTCATCCGTTCTATCGTAGCAGAACGCGCGCGCGGCGTCAACGGGTAGCGCGGATGTTCTACTTGACTGAGTGCGCTACAATAGATTTGGCCGCAACTCTCTGCGGCTGCAACCACTGCAACCCGAAGGGAGATTCACCATGCCCAGACTCTTGCCCGCCTTCGTCCTCGCCATCCTGCTCGCCCTGGCCGGCGGCGCCGCTGCACATGCCCAGACCGCCACGCCCAGGCCGATGCTGCCGGCGCCCAGACCAACGCCCACCCAGGTGCAGCCAATCGCCAACTACGAAACCCGCGCAGCAGAACAACTTGGCAATCTCAGCGCCATTGCAGGCGACATGCTTTACGTCAGCACGCCTTCTGCGGCCGAGTTGTCCAATTACAATCACCTACTGATCAATGGCGTTGGCGGGTTCGTCCGCGACACAACGCCGCCGGCGGAATTCGCTGCGTTCCACACGCGGTTGGGCTGGGCGGTGAATATCTGCGAACTGACAGCACGCGTACTGGAAAGCCAGGGCGAAGATGTGTTCTGGTTTCTGTCGGCATCCATGTACGCGCAGGCTTGCCGCGACGCAGCCGGCGATGCGCTGACGGAATGGGCGCACGCGACAGGTAAGGTTCCGTTCTTCAGTCTGCCGGCTGCGCCTGTCGCCAGACCAACGGCTAGACCAACGACCGCACCCACGCCGGCGCCAGCGGCAACGCCGGCAGCCGCACTACCCAGTGACGACGGGCCGACGGGCACGCTGTCGCAAACAGTCGAGGGCGTCACTGTGGAAATCTTGAGCCTGGAAGTCTCGAACTTCGGCTCGTTCAGCGAGGCCAACACACAACTGGCCGGCAAGCTGGCCGAGCAGTCGGACTTTACCCCTGCTGCCGCCGGGGTCCTGAGTGTCAAGGTGACCAACCGCTCCGCGGCGCCGGTCGATCTTCATCCCGCATGGGACGCTGCCGTCGTCGTGGCCGGCGAGCAGATCGACCTTTCCGCTTACCGCTTCCTGAACACCAACAACCTGGACACATCCTACTATCCTGACGCCTTCAAGAGCGGCACGATCTATTTCACCCTGCCCCGTTCCGCCTGGGAAGCCATCGAAGGCGGCGCACGCGTGGGCTACTACATCGACTCATACGGCCGGGATTACGCGTTCGAGATCACACCCGCCCTGCCCTGATCTTTACTCCCCAACCGAATACACAGCAAAGAGGCCGGCGCCACGTGGCGCCGGCCTCTTTGCTGTGTGATGTATCTTTACTATTATGTATTGACATTTTAGTATAAATGCATATAATGATGATTGCGCACCAATAAAAACGGCGACTCGCCCGACCTCAAGAATCAGCGAGTCGCCATAGTGAAAGGAATCACCATGAACAGTCTACAGGATTCCCCAATCGGCGTCAACCGCCTCGACAAAGCGGCAGCCCTTGCCGCCGACGAGCGCCTCGACGTCGACCGGGGCCGGGAACTCATGCGCCAGATGGACGCCCGCCACTTCGAGCAGGGGTACATCGCCGGCCAGATGGGTCTGACGCCCTCGAAGGCGTCCCTCTGGTCGCCGGCCCATCACGCCGGGCACCGGGCCGCCGTCACCGGTCGCCCGGTCATCTTCGCCCTGGGCGGCACGCCCGCCATGTTGCGCGACGCAAAAGGAGCATAAAATGACCATCCCCACGCAGGACGATATTTGCCAGGCGCTCGAAGAGCTAATCCTATCCGGGCACCTCGTCGCCTATCGCGACGAAGAGGGCGCCACCCGCTTCGCCACCGCCAGCTTTGCCGAAGAGCACAACCTCACCGGCCTGGCGCTCCATATCGACGAAGTTCGAGCGCAGTTGGCCGCACACAAAGCCGAAATGATGGGAGAATGGAACTGATGAACGTGCAACACCGCGTCTATCGGACGCTCCCCGCCAGCGACCTGGCGGAACTCGCCGCCAAATACGAAGAGAAGTGGCCCGAAATCCTCTACGCCAAAGGCGGGAGCCGGGCACAGAAAGCCATGCAGATCGTGAGCGAGGGGCGCCTGTGGCAAGAAGGGCGCGACCGCTATGGCAACGACGTGTGGATCGTGAACGGCAATCGCTGCTCGAGGGCGGGCAAGTGGTGCGAATGCCAGGATCGCATCCGCACCGATCCCACCTACGGCAAGCTCTGCGCCCACCGCCTGGCCGTCGCCCTCAAGACCAACTGGCTGGGCGACAAGCATCCGGCGCTCACCGACGCTCTCGCCCAGCTAATCTTTGAGCACGGCGCCAGCGGCAGCCTGACACTCATCGTCGATCGCTACTACGACCGCCACGGCGACGGCGAGCGCTTTGCCGTCGCCGGCTTTGTGGACGAGCACCGCCGCCACGTCAAGTGGCCGGCGGACCGCCGCATCGAGGCCAACCTGCCCCAGTTCCAGAACGCCCTGGCCGCCGCCGGCTGGAGCCTGGCCGATCTGCCCGTGAAGCTCCCCGGCTGGAGCGATTACCTTTACACGCTCCAGCAAGGCCCGGGGCTGGACCTCTCCCCCGAAATCTTCTATCACAAGGGGCGCACACCCCAGATGGATGAGCGCGAGCGTAGCCGGCGCATGGTGCTGGCCGACATCGCCCGCAACCTGCCGGCGTTGCTGGCCGGGCCGATCCGGATTCACCTCTCCAAGTGGGAGACGAAGCGGGTCTATGAACTGCGCCGGGAATTGGAACGCCAGGAAGCCACCGCCGCGGACGTTTGGAGCCGCCTCCCCAGCAGCCTGCGGGCGGCAATTATCGAGCATGAAGCACAACAGGAGGTGTACGCGTGAGTCACGAGGAACGGGCGAAAAGCCTGCTAAAACATTACCTCCGCCTGACCGCAGAGTCAGGGCGCGCCGCCGTGATCTGGGACAGCGAAATGGACAGCGAAGTTGACGACCTGATCGAATGCCTGATTGCGGCCGCGCAGCCGACTCCTGATCCAAAGCCGGCTTTTGAGCCGCTGATTCGGCTGCACACGCCGGCCGCCCCTGCGCCCGGAGACGGGTGGATTCATGGCAGCGACGACACGTCGCGTTGGTGGGTGCGAGCCTCCGCCGTAAGCGCCGTGTGGGGCCTCGACAGCGGCAAGCTGATGCTGCGCACGCCCGACGGCACCGTGCTAGACGTTGACCGCCAGGACGCCGCCCGCGTGCTGGCCGAACTGGGTATCAAGGAGTCATAGACCATGCCAATCAAACACCTTCAAGCCGACCGCCCCGCCGCCTTCCCCTGCATCGGCAAGCTGCGCAAGGGCGGCGCCAAACAGACCAACGCCAAGGGCAAAGAGGTGATGGGGCGGGATCTGGACCACTTCCGCTTCACCACCGACGACCCCGACGCAGCCGCAGCTTTCGCCGCCTACTACGGCCCGGAGCCGAAGGCGATCAAGGTCTTCCTCCCCTACGCCACCACCGACCAGAATTTTCAGGCGTGGATGGAAGAGTACCGCGCCGGCGGCCTGGTGCGGCGCTGCGACGGCGAGACCTGCGTCTTTAGCCGTGACGCCCGCGGCAACGCCGTCACCACGCCGACGCCCTGCGCCAAACCCTGCGGCTGCAAGCAGGTGGGCCGGCTGGCCGTCATCGTGCCCGAACTGGTGCGCATGGCCTACGTCACCGTCGAGACGCACAGCGTCTACGACATCATTCAGTTGACGGAGAACCTCCAGGCCGCCGAGTTCATGCGCGGCGACCTGCGCGGCATCCCCTTCATCCTCTCCCGCCGCGAGCGGGAGATCAGCACCCCCACGCCCGACGGCGGACGCGCCCGGCGCAAGAAGAGCCTACTCTTCATCGAGCCAGATCCCTCTTGGGTGCAGCGCCAGCTGGAGGCCATGCGCCTTGCCGCCCTGCCCGTCATTCCCGGCGAGCAGCCCACGCCCATGCTCACCGCCCACGCCGGCCTGCTGGTGGATCGTCGCACCGGCGAGATTGTCGGGCGTAACGAGTGGGACGGCGACGAGGACGGCGAGGGTGACACTGCCGACAACCCCTTCGACGACGCCGGCGGGCAGCAGCCCGAACCCATCCCGATGGCCGCCGGCAAGCCTCAACCGATCAGCCCGACAACGGGCGTGAAGCTGTACGAACTAGCCAGCCGCATCTATGGCGCCCGATGGAACAAAGAGATGGAGCGCAAGGTAGCCGAGGGCGTCAGCAAGGGCGCCGCCGCCGCCATCGCCGACCTCACCTTCAATGAGGGCGAAAACCTGTTGAGGATTTTTGAAGATCGCCTGGCAACACAGCAGGCAGCACAATCAAAGGAGTCAGCATGAATCCCAGTAACGGCAACCCCGGGAAACCAGGGGAGACCATTTTCGCAAAGTACTTCAATGGTCTGCGAGAAACAAACGTGCGGTTGGGCGGCATTGACGAGGCCGCTGTACGCCTGGCTATGCACCTGGCCATCACCGACGCCCTCGCCTTGCGCGATCCGGCGCCCCCTGCCTGTCACGTTTCCAACGCGACAGACCAGCGCATCGCCGAATGGCAGCAGTCGCAGATCGGGCGCCTGAACGAATGGCTGGAAATCAACCGTACCGACCTCTACTTCAACGGCGACTTCGACACCGCCCAGGCTATCCTCGCCGCCCTGGCCAGCCTGGAAGAGCGCCTGACCGCCTCCCAGGCCATCATCGCCGACCTGCGCGTCGCGCTGCGCAAGGCCGAAGTGATAACCGCCGAGCAGCCCGGCTACGAAGAGCAGCAGAATCGCCTCATGCGCTGGCTGATCGACAACGAGCCAGTGGCAAGCCTCACCTGCGACGACAAGGGCGTCGCAGGCGTCATCATTGACACCCTCAATAAGCAGCGCGTGACAATCGAAGATCTCGTCTGCGACTTGACCCGCGCTCGCAACGAGGTGGACGTGTTGCGCGATGAACGCGCCAAATTGAAAGCTGATATTGAAGTTCTGATCCTAGAGCGAGATCAGGCCGAGTATGAGGCGCAGGCAAACGGCGCCGCCGTGGACCCTACGCCGGCGCCGGACTGGGGGCCGTCGCATCCGGCGTGGCAGGGACTGACGGCGATGGAGCAGGAGACGGTCTCCCGCCTGGCCACCGGCGAGATCAAGTGGCGCACGCTCAGCAAGGCGTTGCGGCGAGATCTGGCCACGCGGGCACTGCAACACCTTTCCGCGGAGCGGGCGATCAGCAGCGGCGCGTTCGACAAGACTCGTCCGTCGTGGATGCCCACGGCAAACACGCTCGGCGCGACAGTCGCCCAGTCGTGGAGCGATCTTCAGGCGGCGGCATCGGCGGCCTGACGCCCCCCCCCGTGCGCGACCTGCACGGCCATGTCGTGTGGCGCGTGCGGGTCGCACCCGGCGAAATGACGTGTCTGGACTGCGGCGAGACAACCAGCGCAAGGGACAGCTTTTGCTTGCGCTGCGCCGCCGACGATCTACAGCAGCAGAATGGCGTCGTCACTGGCCGGCTCGTGCCGACGCTGGCGTATCTTCGAGACGGAGAGTACGAAAGGAGCACCTCATGACGACACCATCACCCACCGACTGGCTCAGTCGGTGCCTCGCCGAGGCCGAAGCCGCACCGTCGGCGGGGGGGGGGGGCAGGATTTCCGCCACGGCGCTGGTCTCCATCGCCTGCGACATGCGGCGCATCGCCGATGCGCTGACCGCACCGGCCCAGGCGCCGGCCGTCGACACTGGCTGGCGCGAGTACACGCCGGCCCAACCAGTTGAAGCAGTTCAGTAGTAGGGAGGAACACAATGCAGCACATCAACGTGAAGTGGCTGGCTACCGCCATGATGGTGTTGGGGGCATTGCTGTTTCTCGCCGCAACGGGCAGCAGACTTTCCCCTGACGCCATCGGCATGGCACTGGGCATGGTGCTGGGCGTCCTGGCCGGCGTACCCGCGGCGGCGCTGGTGCTGGCTGTCCTGCGCGGCGACCGGGCCAGCGATGACAACGACCCGCCGACAATCGACGCTTACCCGGAACCCGCCGCCGAGGACGTGACGCCCTACACGCACACGTTCCGCCGTTTGACCGGTATGCCGCCGTTGCCCACGCGCCAGCAACAGATTGACCAGTTGCGCGCCGCCCTGGATCACATCGAAGCACAGGAGGCGCGCTAATGCCGCCCCCATTTCCTGCAAGCCAATTGCACACCAACACTGACATTCGCAACGTCATGCGGGCGCTGCTGGCAACCCACGAATCGACGCGGCGGTTTCAGCCAGACACGCCGGAACTCAACGCCTACACCGCTGGCTTCGAAGCGGCGCTGCGGCTGCTGGCGGAAGCGTTGAACGTGAATCTTGGTGCGAGTGCGCGCCACTATCGAGACAGGTGAACCGATGAAGACGACTACGACGAACCAGAACGAGCCAGCCGCGCCGCCGACCACGCGCCGAACCTACGATTTCGCCATCAGTCGCTACGTGCGCTGCGCCGACTGCGATCGCTGGCGCAGTGCCGACATTGCGACGTGCCAGTGCGGATCGCAACGCCTGGCAATCATCAATCCTGACGCGCCGGAGGAGGCGCAACCGTGACCAGGCCACGCTCCCATGACGAGATCGCCCTCGTCAACCGCTTCTTCAAAGACTACAAGATCAACGCCAGCATCGCCGAGCGTGCCAGCCACGTCGCCGGCAAATCCTACATTGTGCTGGCCGTCAACCTGGGCGCCGGCGCTCGTATCGTCGCCATAGAATCCCGCCTGCGCGAGTTGGCCGAAGTGCTCAGCATCCACCGCGGCGAGCCGACGCCGGTGCGCTTGCGCCGGATGCCCCTGGCCCTCGAATTGCCTCACCCTCACCCAGAGCCGGCGATCCCGCCGCTGTGGCCGGTCATGCGCCCGCACACGATGCTCTGCGGCCAGACCTATAACTTTGGCGGCGCAATGGCCGAGGAGACAATCGACCTGGCGGCGACGCCACACGCCCTGATCGCCGGCACCACCGGCAGCGGCAAGAGCGTCCTGCTCAGCACAATGCTGTGGTCGCTGGTGGCCAGCACCAGCCCGACCGAGGTGCGGCTCGTGTTGGTCGATCTCAAAAATGAGGACCTGGTGCCATTCGCCGACCTGCCACACGTCGAAACGATGGCAACCAGCCAGGCCGACGCTGCCGACGCCATCGCCGGCCTGCATGGCGTCAAAGAGCACCGTGTGCGCAGCCGCAGCCGCGGTCAGCGTATCGTCCTCGTCATCGACGAACTCGCCGAAATGGCCCGCTCCAAAGAGCCGATGGCGCAGTTATCCAGCATCCTCGCCATTGGCCGCAGCAAGGCGATCAACGTGGTGGCTGCGACACAGAAGCCGCTAGGCGCCATCGTGGGCAGTGTGGCAAAGGCCAACTTCACCACCAGACTGGTAGGCCGCGTGATGTCACCGGACGACGCACGCGTTGCCGCCGGCGTCAGTGGCATTGGCGCCGAGTTCTTGCCGGGGCGAGGCGCCTTTCTGCGCGTCGAAGGCATGGAGGTTCGCCGCTTCCAAAGCTACTGGATCCAGGACCTGGACGAGCGCATGGCCACCGTCGCCGACCGCTGGACCGTGCAGCTTCCCATCCGCCGCGAGTGGGTTGTGAGCGAGGCAACGCCATGAGACCTCTCGCCCTCACCCTGGGCGACGACGGCGACCTGGAAACCTGCCAGGAGATCGCCGTCGCCTATCACTACCTGCACCGGCGGGTCGACAACCGTGCCCGCCCCATGTGCTACATGCTGCACAGCGAGCAACGCTGGATCGGCATGGTGATGGCGGGTCTTCCCCACGCCACCACCTGCCGCACCTGGTGGGGCAAGCGCGCCGGCCTGACACAATGGCAGGTCGTAGACCTGTGCCGCATCTACCTGCATCCCGACGTGCAGGCCGGCGGCCGTCACTGCGATCCAGAGTGGACGCCCGGCTACCATGACCGCCACGGCGTCTGGCGCTCCACGCTGGCCACCTGGACGATCCACCAGGTCCTGCAACGCATCCAGGCCGACCGCGTCGCCTTATGGCCGCCGGTCTACCTGGAGCAGCCGTACCATATTCGCCTGGTCATCTCCTACCACGACCCGCAATATCACCGCGGCGCAATCTACAGGCTGGCCGGCGCAGCGCCGATGTACACCGACGCCGCCGGCCAGCCTGCGCCCGGGCCTGCCGGCAAGTACGGCTGGTGCTGGCGACTGCCGGAGCCGGCCTGGACGTGGCAGGATCTGCCTGAAGTGCGCAGCCGCACGCTGCGAATGTTTTGAGAAGCGCCATGACAAAACAAGCGAGCGCCACGCAAATGTGGCTGGGCGCGTTTCCCAAAATCACCCATCGCCACGGGCAGGAATGGATTTGGGCCGACGACAGCGCCGGCTTTGGCCGGTGGTTCAGCCGCAAGACAGGATCGACCGGGCCGTTCTTCAACCCCTACGCTGGCCCGTCAGACGATCCTCGATCCACCTGCGGCAATGGTGAATGCGTCGACGAGTATGGGAATCCTGTCCCATGCCCATGAACCGCCATCTCTACCCGGTCGATTGGGAGCAGATCGCCGGCGCCGTCAAAGACGCTGCGGACTGGCAATGCCAGCAGTGCGGCCGGCAGTGCCGGCGGCCCGGTGAGCCGTTCGACACCCACCGCCGCACACTGACGGCGGCGCATTGGGATCACGACACCCAGGCCGACGCCGTGTTTCTTGTGGCGCTCTGTGCGCCGTGCCATCTGAGGCATGATGCACACAGTAAGGCGGGCGCACGGAAGCGGCGCCCCATCTAAGGCGGCAACAAATGCTGTCGTGATTTAGTATTAAGTATTGACATTTACTAATGCCTAGACTACAATGGGCCGTAGTCCGCTCAAGCAAGGAGGTGAACAAGTGAGCAAATCCGCCAATCGCAAGGCCGTTAGAACATCCTACAGCCTTGAACCGGAGTACCAAGAGCTTTTCAAAGCCATCGCCGAACGCACACGACGCAGCATGACCGACGAACTGCGAATGATGCTGGACGCTCGTGCATTGTCCCTGGGCCTAAATCCGATTGCCCCAGTTGACCCAAAATCTTCAGCGCCGTCTCTGGAAATGGCTCTGTAGGATAGAGTGGAGCCGGCGCAAATAAAAAGCGCCCGGCTCTGCCGAACGCCTTTTAGTCCGCATCGTCGATGTGATTCGACCTCGCCCCGACGATGCTCTATGCACCTTACCAACCGAACATCATTGATCTCGATTGGTGGTAGTGCCCCTACTCCGACTCGAACGGAGATGCCCATACGGGAAAGGGCACAAAACGGAACGTCAAAGCCTGCTTGGGCATCGACTTTCACGACCCAGTGAACATGCGAGACTCGGCCAACTGCGCCATAGGACTCGCCGCCTCAGCCCGCATTACCTGAATCACCTGATCGATATCCTGCAGCGAGTAACGCTGCGTAGTCGCGAAGTTGGCATGCCCCAACTGGCGCTGCAGCAACTCGCCGTAGCCCTTGCCCGGTAGCCTGCGCATCCACAGCGTAGCAAACATGCGCCGAAGGTCATGCGCTCCCTTTACCTGATCTCTCACGCCGGCAACCTCCGCCAGCCGCACGACCAGCTTGTAGACGCCAGCCGGCGAAAGCGGGCGCGAACCGCCACCATTGCGTGACGGGAAAAGCGGACGCTGGCGCACCTGCAGCATATCGAGCCATGGACGCAAGTGCGCGCCAGTGGCGGTGTCAATACCAACCGTGCGCGGCTTGTCCAGCTTCGTCCGGCGTAAGACGGCATAGCCGCTCGCATCGGCGTAGAGCGTCACATCTTCCACGAGCAGGGCGGCGCATTCTTCGCAGCGAATCCCAGTCCCGGCCAGCAGAGCCAGCAAAGCCACGTCCCGGCCAGGATTATCGCCTGCCCGGGCGGCCTCCAGCAGCCTGGCCAGCGCCTCCAGTTCCACCGGCTTGCGATCTGGCGTCATGCCACGAGCGGCCGGAACAGCGTCCGAAAGATCGATAGGGACGTAACCCCGGTTCTTTGCCCAGCGCAGGCACTGACGCAGCCGCCTCAGCACGTCCGCACGACTGTTGTAGCTCATCGGCTCACCCGTGCTCACGATGACGCCGTCCAGGTAGTCGTTGAGCGTCGCCAGTTCCTCAGCGCCCAACATCCAGCCTGACGCTGGGCCGGCCTCCCGCCACCACTCTACGACATGGCGCAGCTTGGCGCGATAGCCGTAGACGGTCTTGGGCTGGTTGCTGTAGGCGACCAGCTCCAGAAATCGCTCGATCAGTTCGGGCAACTGGCGCGCATATAGGCGCGGCGACTTCGGCGACAAATCAATGGTGTAGGTATCGGTCATACTGCTGGATTCCTTTCGTTGTCGGCGTCAGCGAATAGAGAAGCCAGGATGATAACAGGCAAACAAATCATACAGCAATCATTGTTCACGAATGGAAGCCAGCCGTAGAAAAAGCCGGGAATTGGCAGAAAAACAGATGACAACCCAAATCGTACTATCAATACTTATTCTGACCGCGCTCAGTGGCGTCAGCGTAGCGTTTGACCGCTATGTCGGCCGCCGGCCTGCCACCCGCCGCGCCGACGGCGAGACCGCCCTGTGGGTCGCCGTCGGCTGCGCCTACACATCGCTGGGCGCAGCCACCCTGCTGGCCATCTGGGCGCCCTGGATCGGCGGGTCGTGGCACCTGGGCGCCTGGGCGCTGCTCGCCATGTTCGTCGCCTACGCCGCCGCCGGCACACCCATGTTCTGGGGCGACCTGCGCCGCACGCAGTCATGGCGCGAGACCAACGCCCACCTCGAACGCGCCGAGCGCGCCAACGGGGTGCACAAGTGACCAGCAAGCCCGGTCTTGGCAAGACCCGACATCGCTGGCTGCTCGGCGACTTGGACACACTCCTGGCCGGCTGCCAGGACGGGATCAACCAGGTCATCGCCGAGATTCGCAACATTCAGGAGCGGCCTGGGCGACCGCAGTTTCAGGACCTGGCGATGCTGGTCGCAGAGTTGGCGCAGGTGCTCGCCAAGGCCCGGGCTGTCAGCCGCGAAATGCAGACCCTGATCGACCAGGCGCCGGGCGACGTCAGCGCCGACGACACAACACGACTGTACGAGTTGGTAGCCGATCTGCAGCGTCAGATTGACGAGTTGACCGAAAGGAGCGCCGCTTGACCACCAGAATCGCACCGCCCGCTGGGCAGCGCCCGCTGCCGCCCGCGTCGCCCATCACGAGACCCAGCCATCGGAACCTTCAGCCCGAACTGGCAGAGTTCGCCGACAATCGCCGCTTTGCCGGCCCGGTGGCTCCATATCGCCGTGGCTTCGAGGACTGCATCTATGATCGCGTCTTCGCCAACCCCTACCCACCGCATTCGGCAGAGTCCGTCGAATACAACCGCGGCCACGGCGACGCCCGCGTCACCGTGCTGGAGCGCCGGCCCGTGCTCTTCGACGCTGAAACCGAGGAGCTCGACCGGCTGCTGCGCCAGCGCGGGCGCATGATGGTAATCGAGCGCACCGACCTGCGCACCGGCGCCGCCGTGCGCTTCACCATCGGCGCGGACAACACCGCCGGAGAACGGCATGATTGACGACCTGCTAGACGCCATTGAAGCCGCCGACTTGCCGGCGCCTATGTATCGCACGGCCGTTCGCCTGGCGCGCCTCTGCGCCGGCGGACGCGCCGCCATCCTCAGCTACGCAGAGATCGCTGCTATTTGCGGCACGGAGGCCGACAACACGGTGCGTGGTCATCTGGCCAAGCTGCACCAGGTCGGCCTGTTCAGCTACAAGCGAAATGCCGTCGTGACCGTCTGGCTGGCCGGGCCGACAGGCAATCAGCGCGCGCTGGGCGATCAATCCGATCGTCCAGCGCGCGATTTGATCGCCCAGCGATCAAGTTCGCCCAGCCCCCTCGAAGCTCGTGATCGTCCAGCGCGCGATCTGATCGCTGAACGCGCGAATCGCGCGCTGGACGATCACGGCGAAAACGGCAGCGACAACCAGCGCGCGCTGGGCGATCAGATTGATCGTCCAGCGCGCGATCTGATCGCTGAACGCGCGAATCGCGCGCTGGACGATCAGCCTATAACTACAACTACAACTACAGGCAGGCAGGAAGGCTATCCTGCCTGCCTGCCTGCCTTGGAAGGGGGCGCGGGGGAAGGGACGCCGCCAGCGGCGCCCGAACTGCCCACAACCCACGAACCGTCAGGGGCCGAGCAGTCAGCGCCGGACGCCGCGTCGAGGCAGCGCGCCGTCGACCTGCTCACCGACGAGGAGGTAGGCCTCGACCGCGCGCTGGCGCAGCGGCTCGCTGCGGAGTTCCCGTTCGAGGAAATCCGCCGGCAGGTTTTCCGCCTGCGGCGCGACATCCAGGCCGGCAGCGCACGGTCGCCGGGCGCGCTCGCCAGCCGGTTGCGCAACCGCTTCGGCGCCACCGTCACCGACGCCGATCGGCGGTCGGCACTCTGGCAGCGTCACGAGACGCCGGAGGATCGAGAGTCGGAGTACTCCCGCCACTACCCGGCAGATCTCGCCAACGCGCTCGATGACAGCCCGATGGCCGAGGCTGAGCCAGGGCCGGAGCCTGGTACGCCTGCGGCGCTCTGGCAGCAACTCCGCATCGACCTGTCACACCATCGCAGTGCCGGCACGCCAGAAAGCGATCTGATACGCGGAGTCTTGGTGCATCCCGACAGCGCCCCGGGGCGGCTGGTGCTGACCGTGCCGCACACTTACCTCGACTGGGTGCGCGCAAAGATGGCAAATCAAATCAAACGGCGCCTGGCCATCATCGCCGGCCAGGCGGTAGATGTTGAGTTTCGCACAGACCAGGAGGAATCATGCTTGAGCTAATCGAATTTTCGATCCCTGGCCGCCGCGTCGAGGCGCTGCAGCCACGGCATCCAACCACCGAAGAATGCTTCCGCAACTTGGCGGCGGCGGTTTTGCTGCAAGCCAGGAAGGACCTGGCGGAACCCAACCTGCGGGCGTCTGCGCTTCGCTGGCTGCACAGCAGCCACGCGCGCGCCTATGCGGAGATGCTCGGCATCGAGCCGTCGGCTGTCGTCAATTTGGCGAAGCGGAGCCGGCGATGAGCACGCTGATCAACCTGGTGCCGCTGGTCGCAGTCCTCATTGTTGCCTGGTGCTGGCTCGTAGAGCATCGAACTCGCCAGCGGGAAGCCGCTGAATCCGAGGCGCGCATAGCCGCCGCGTTCCGTGCGCTGAACGAGTATCAGGCCGCCAACGCCAGACTGGTCGAGGAGGTGCGCCGGCGAGACGCCGCCATCGCTCAGCATCTCGCCCGACAGAACGCCGCTGCTGTGGCCAGGGTCGCCGCCCAGCAGGGCCGAATTGCCAACTGCTTTCTGCTTGGGCTGCCGCAGCATCACGTGCGGCCGTCGCAGTTCAGCCGAAATTGATAATCGTTCAGTGAAAGGAGCACACGTGATTATCACCGTCACCAACCAGAAAGGCGGGGTTGCCAAGACGACCACCGCCGTCAGCCTGGCGCATGGCCTCGCCATCCGCACCGGGCTGCCCGTCCTGCTGATCGACCTGGACCAGCAGGGGCACGCCGCCACCGCCCTGGGCATGCGTGCGGAGTCGTGCGTCTTCGACTACCTGGTCGCAGAGTCGCCATTCCACAACTGCTGGCGCTTTACGGAGCGCGCCGATCTCTACATCCTGCCTGGCAACGCTCGCACGAAGCACGTCGATGTCATCTACCGCAACGAGGTGGGTGGCTTCGACAAACTGTGCAAACGCCTGCGCTGCAACGCAGGCCATTTCGAGCACATCGTGATCGACACCCCAGCCGAGGGGCTGCTACAGGAGGCCGCCATCCACGTCGCCGACTGGGTGGTCATTCCTGCCCGTTGCGAGTCGCTGAGCGTAGCCGGCGTGCGCGACACGCTGGCGCTCTGCAGGCGTCTGGCGCCGGCGGCAGAGGCTATCGTGCTGCCGACGCTGTTCGACGGCCGGCTGAACGAGCACAAGTACAACCTGGGCGTGCTGGGCGCGCTTGGAGGTGGTGACACCGTGTCACCACCTCCAAGCATCCCGGTCGCCGTCCCAGTGCCCTCCCGCGTGGCCGTCGCCGAGGCCACGGCATGCGGGAAAACCGTCTGGGAATGGAAGGAGGCCGCTGACGTGTGTGTGGCCTACACCGCTCTGCTTGATGATGTGCTGGCCTGCGAAGCCAGCACATCATCAAGCAGCCGCACGGCGCTCCAACAAGTGGCCATTAGCACACTGGCGGCGCTCTTTCTGGCGCTGTGGCCGCTGGTGGCGCAGGCAGCGCCTGCGTGCCCGGGCGGAGACTGGACGCCGCAGGGCTGCCACTACGTGTGGCGCGGGCTGGATTGCTGCTGGCAACCGGGCCGGCTGGCCGTGTGCATTGCGCCGCTGGAGGTGCAGCCGTGAGTGATCGCATCGAACTGGCAGCAGCGCTGCGCAGATGGCACGAGGCCGCCGCCGAACCTCGTGCGGACGCAGGCGGCCACGCCGAACTGATCGCCGAGCGCATCGACCGCTACCTGGCCAACAATGGCCACCGCACCGTCGACGCCAAGATCACCGCCATGCGTGCCGTGTACGGGCGGGCGTTCCGCCGCCATTTGGCCTTGCCCACCACGATGACATCGCTCGATGTGGCGAGCGGCGTTGACCTACTGATCGCCCGCCTGCTGGATCAGGCGCAAGCGGAATACGACCGGAAAGGAGAAGAAGCGTGATGGCCACTACCGCCAACCAACGTATCGACGCCGGCGCCCTGCGCAACGGCGACGCCGTGCTGACCGCAGAGCCGGCGACATTCCACAACCGAGAGATCGACTATCCGGTCGACCGCATTGTCGTCGGCCAGCGCCATCGCCCGCTCGGCGACGTAACCGCCCTCGCCGAGAGCATGGGCAATCCCAACGTGGGCCAGTTGCAGGCTATCGTGCTGCTGCCCGACGGACGCCTTGTGATTGGCAATCACCGCGTCGCTGCCGCCAAGCTGTTGGGCTGGCGCACCATCCGCGCCACCATCAAGGAACTCGACGAGCTCGACGCTGAGCTTGCCGAAATCGACGAGAACCTCCGCCGTTCCGAATTGACTGTGCTGGAGCAGGCCGATCACCTGCTGCGCCGTGAGGAGATCCTCGACGCCCGCGGGCAGCGCGCCCGCCCGGGCGACAATCAGCACAATGGAGGTGGTGACACGGTGTCACCACCTCCCGCCACGACTGCCGCCATCGCCGGCGACATGGGCCTGTCCGAGCGCAGCGCTCAGCGCCGCCTCCAGATCGCCCGGAACCTGGACCCGCACGCCAAAAGCCGCATCGCCGGTACGGAGATCGCCAACAGCACCAGCCAACTGCTGGAACTGGCGCGCATGACACCTTCCACCCAGCGCGCCGCCGTCGAGATGGTGCTGGCCGGCGGCTTCTCCAGCGTTCAGCACGCCGCCGCCGTGCTGGCTCTCGATCCTGATGCATATCGCCTACTGGAGCCCACCGTACTGCGCGACAACCCGACCGAACTGGCGGAACTCGCCAGGCTGGAGCCGGAGCGACAGCGCAAGATCGCCGCCATGCTCGCCGACGGCAAAGCGCACAGCGTGCGCCACGGGATAGCTCTGACGCAAGAACCCGCAAGAACGTTCTTACAGGTGCCGACCGGCAAGAGGGCCACCTTCCTCTCCGTCGAAGAAGTCAAGGTCAACCTGCGGCCGCTTCTGGAGGGCCAATCTGGTCGCACCGTCTGGGAGTGCGCAGCGGGGTACAAACCGGTTGAACTCGGCGCATATCAGGAGCGATTGATGCAGCTTGGCCGCGTGCGCCAGCACGAGCTAATCGGAGCGCTTTACGACATCGCCGCAGAGCGTGGTGTTGGGCTGTCGGGGACGGCCCTCGATGGCAGCTACATCCCGCCGACGTGGGTTCAGAAAACCGACGGCGCAAACAGCCCGTCACAGCCCGCCACAGCCCCACCACAGGGCGACAGCGCCGATTCGCTCACAACTCCCCTTGATGGCGTCCCAGACGGCTACAGCGAGGGAGGCGTAGATCTAACCTGGAACTTACGGCCGGACTTGCGCGCCGATGGCTGGACGCAGCGCGTCAGTCCGGACGGCGAGATGGTCGCCAATCATCCGCGGTATGGCCAGTTGCTCGACCGAGAGTTTGGCGGCAACGTGGTCGGCATGCATCGCAAAATGGCCGCGCTGACAGGAGGAGAGGCAACTGACGAGCCGGAGGAGGATCAGCCGCTGGACGAGCGTCCCACGCATGCCGGCGAGATCGCCGTCGCCTACAACGCGCGGCGCGCCGAACATGGTGACGCCTGGGCCGCCGCTGTTGGCGCCCTGGGCACGAAGGCGCAGCGGGCCGAGTTGCTGGCCGCCGCCATCACGCCATGGGTTCTGGAGTACAAGGACAAGTACGACCGCACCTGGCGCGACCTGGCAGCGCACGGCAACCCCTCGCACAGCAATAGCACCTTCTGGGACGACATTCGCAGGGAGATCGCTGCCCGCAAGTTGATGATCTCGGATGGCGTGCTGAAGATGGCAATTAAGCGGGCATTCGAGATGCTCGAAGCGTCCGTCATGGAGCGCAACGAAGTGGATCCTGCCAGCGTTCAGAAAGTGCAACCCGTCAACATCGCCGACGTGACGCGCCTCGCCGCCGCTATCGAGCGCGTGCTGCACGGCCGAGAGCGGGATGAAATCGACGCTATCCTTTCCGACCTGCATGACGGCCCATACTACTATCGGGATACCGTGCTTTGCTACACCGATGACTGCGAAGACATCCACGCCTGGCGCTACGCCGCGGCAGGCGTGCGCAACGGCATCATGCACGGCATTGTGCGCCCGCATGCAGCGCAGCCCATCTCGGTGGAAGAGCCGGACGCGGAGCCTGCCGGCGGCGAGAGCGGAGCTACTGCGCCAGAGTTGCCGGCAATCAATTATGTTCCTGCGGTTCCCTCCGACCTGGCGTCGCGCTGGATGCTGAAAAGGGAAAATGGCCAATACTGGATGACTGACGGTTTTCATGCCACACCCAAATGCGACACGCCCGACGCCGCATTTGGCGAAGCGCGTAAGCAGCAGGCGGTCTGGCAGGTCGCCGTCCCCGCCGCCGCCAACACGCCGGCATCCGACCCGGCCGCAGAAGAGTTGGCAGCGCAATCAGCAACGCCACCCGTACCGCCCGACCTGGCCGCAGCCGGCTGGGAGTTGCGCGGCACCGCATACGGTCGCTACTACCTGGTCAACGCACACACCGGCCAAAACACACGCTCGTGCGCGTCGGCGGAGCAGGCTTTCGAGGTGGCGCGCGGGCTGGCACGACCCCAGCAGAACGGAGATTCCAGCGCCGCCCCCGACGCCGCCCGGTCCACCTGGGCCTACTGGGAGGCGCAGGGCTGGCGGCTCGTGCGTGACAGCAAAGCGAATACTCTCGCCGGCGTGCACGACGCCACGACTCTGGCGACACCACTGCTGATCTCCGAAGCCGGCGTCATCCACTGGCTGAGCAGTAGCGGCGAACTGACCGAGGCCAACTATCGTGTCGCAACGAAGCAACCGCCCTCGCCGGCCGATGAGCGCAATGCTCGCATCAAGGCGATGATCGAGACGCTCACCGCGGCGCGCGAGTTGATCGCCGACTACGAGAAGACCACCGGCATCTACTCACACAGCGGCAACTTGCGCCAGGCGGTGCGTCCCATGATCGAGATGCTGGAGCGCAACCTAACAAAAAGGGAGGAGGTGCAGCCATGATACAGCCCGCCTCCGATCTCATGGCGATCAATGTCCATGCTCGTGGCCCAACAGAACTCATTGCCCGTGAGGACGACATCGCACGCGTTACGTTTGTGCGCTACAACCGGCGCTACGGAATCGTACTTGTAGTGTCATACCCGTACAACGGGCAGACCAAATGCGAGTGCGTAATTGACGGCGTTCAATGGATTCGATGGTACGAGCATACCGTGCACTCGACGCGCCAGGCCGCACTGCTAGTCAACCGATTTTTCGACGACATAGGAATTACGCCGTGAAAGCACTTACCATTACACAGCCCTGGGCGACCCTGATCGCCCAGGGGCAGAAACGCATCGAGACGCGTAGTTGGAGCACCAATTACCGCGGCCCGCTGGCCATACATGCCGGCAAAAACCTGCCCGGTTGGGTTGCGGATTTTGTCCGCAGCGTGCCGGAATTCACCACCGTGCTGGGTGATTTGTTTGACCCACGAAAGCAAGTGCTCGGCGATCTTCCGCGCGGCTGCATCGTGGCGACGTGTCAGCTTGTCGCCGTCAAGTTCATCCCGCTTGATTGCGATGGATGGGACTGGATCGGGCCGTCGGGCCGACGGTTTGACTACACCATCACCGACCGTGAGCGGGCTTTCGGCGACTTCACGGTCGGGCGCTACGCCTGGCTGCTTGGTGATGTTCGGCCTTTGGAGCAGCCTATCTTCGTGCGCGGCGCGCTAGGGTTATGGGACACAGGCTCTATAAAAGACGAACACGGCATACCGTGGCGTTGGCGGGATGTACCGGCGCACGAGAATCCATATCCGTTACCGGTTGGATGATTGGGAGGGATAGACACGCATAGAACACCCGTGCTACACTGGGGTGTGTCAGCTGGATGCGTCAACATCCAGCTGACGGTGACAGACCTGTCGTAGCAGGCGTGTCGGGCAAAAGTCTAGCACACCGCAAAGCGCCAGGTCAACAGCCTGGCGCTTTTCTTTGAGGTATCTCGATGAAATGGTTCTGGATCGGATTCTGGGCGTTTCTCACAGCGCTGATCGTCTCCGCCGCCATGATGCGGCCGGATACCGTCGACGCGACCCTCGCCTTCGTCGGCACGTTTCTGACCGTGGCCGCCTGGACGCTCTTCATCACGGCCATCGTCGCCATCGTTGTCGGGGGCGGCATCGCCGCGTGGATCATCGTGCGCAAGCATCAGATCAAGAGCTTGCGCCAGCAGGATGGCCATTACCCGCTGCAGCGGGTCAAACTGCACAACGGCGACATGGCGATCATCGACCCGAACGCGATGGTCGGGCCGGTGATCGTTCTAAATCGCAAAGACGGCAGCGCTTACGAGCATGAACCCGCCGCCGGCTGGCAGGTGCAGGCCACCATCCGGGCCATGGTCGAGAGAACGAGAACCGCCCAGGCCATGTTTCAGGGCGACGAGAGCCGCAGCAGTGAATGGGGTAGCCAGCACCGCGGCGACCGCATCACCGCCGCCGCCGCCAAACTCATCGACGGGCCGCGCCATCAGCCGGCCATGCCCCAGCCGCTGCCCACGCCACCGCCCGCGCTGCCGGCGCCGGCAGCGCGCATCTACACGCCCGAGGAGGCGTTCGCCGCCAACACTCGCACCCGGCTGGCCATGGGCGCAGGCACAGTTGACGGCGAGATCGTCCAGTGGGATATGCTGCAGGCGCCACATCTGCGCGTGCACGGCAAGAGCCAGGGCAGCGGTAAGACCAACTTGATCCAGACGCTGGCCGCCGGCGCGGTGCGCACGGGCGCCCGCCTCATCGTGCTGGACCGCCGCCGCTTCAAGGACTGGGGCGCCTTCGAAGGCCGCGCCGACCTGGTGGACACGCGCGACCCGCGCCGCTTCGCCCAGGCCGTCGTGCGCCTGTGCAAGCTCTATCAGGAGCGCGATGCGCTGCTGGGCCAGCACGGCGCGCCCAACATCGCCGCACTGGAGCAGCCGCCGCAGCGCATCGTGGTGGTAATCAGCGAGTTTGGCGCGCTTTGCGCCACCGCCCAGGCCGAAGGCGTTCTGGATGAGGTGCTCTACCCGCTTTCGCTGATCCTGCGCGAGGCCGGCGCCGCCGGCGTCCATGTGCTGATCGAGGACCAGGTCGTCGACCAGCGCTGGCCGCGCGGCATCAGCGCCAACGCGGAGCCGGTCACCGGCTACCTGCCCGTCAATTACGGCGCCGCCGGCGGCTACTACGACGCGCACAAGTTGGCGCCCTATCAGTTTCATTTTGCCGGGACGGTCTTCGGCACGTGGCCCATGGCCGCCGTGCTGCCGCTGGCGCTGGCCGGCGTGCAGCGGCGTCAGGCCGCGGCGAGTTCACGGGCGGCTGGGGGAGGGTCTACACATGTGAACTCCAATGAACTGGCGCATGAACTGGCGCCTGTGAACTCCAATGAACTGGCGCCGGCAGCCGCTGACAGTTGGTACGAGTGGACGCTGGCGAACTATCTGCCGGCCCACCCGGAGCTATTGCAGACCGACGCCAGCGGGCGCGGCATCGGCGTGAAGGCGCTGGGCGAGGCGATGGCGGAAGCCTGCGGCAAGGACTACGAGAGCATGAAGGGCATGGCGAGCGGTGTCGCCAAGCGCCTGCGGTCCGAGGTGGCGCTGCCGGGCCGCGACAGGTTTGGCGCCGACACTACACCGCTTAGGAGTTAGGTCCCTCGACAACATGACGCCAGTTGGCGCCATGTTTTGATTTTCAATCAATTATCATATTGACAAAAAAATAGCCGCATGATACCATGTTGATGTATCAAATCGTTCCGATTTCAAACAAGGAGCCAATATATGAAAACCAACACCAAGCAATATCTCGAAGGCAAGCGCCGCGCGTGGTTGGCGAAAGTCGCCGCCATTGAAGCGGGCGAACAGAAAGCAATTTCTGCACGGATGCACCAGATCGACGCCGATCAGTTTGTCGGCGACCCAACGTCTTACCGCCCCTGCATCAACTGCAACCACGACGCCTTGCCGACCGCCAGCAACGCTGGTTGGGACATGTACGAAGACGACGGCGAAAATTTTACTGGCTACTGGATCTGCCTGGATTGCGGGCACATCCAGCGCATGGTCGGCACTCGCGGCGACCAGCCAGCCGAACTGACCGACGACCAGATCGGCGCAATCTCGGCACTCATCGGCAAGCGCCGTGAGCATGTCGAACTGCGATACCAGCCTGGGTATGACGCCAAGCGCGAAGCGATGAAGGCCGAACGCCAGGCGCAGGCCGAGCGCATGGCGGAATACAACCGCCTGGCCGAGCTGGGTTACACCGACGCGCAAATCAAGAATGCGATGGGAATTTGAATTTAAGGAGACCCACATGCTAATCAATCGATCCTGGACAGACGAAGAATATCGCAGTATGGAACAGATGTATCTGCGCCGTGTGGTAGAGGCCGAGCGCGTCACCGCCATGCTCGGCGAGATCAGCGCCTACATTGGGCCGGTAGGCTCGCCCGCCATGCTGCTCAAGGGAATGGCGCAGGCGTACACATGGTTCCCCTCGTCGTTCTACTACGACCGAGAAGGGTGCGCGGGTATGGTGTTTGTGGCGGAAGTTTTCGAGCACCGCGAGATTGCTCAGCGGTTTGAGGCGTGCCGTAAGACACTGAGCGCCATCGCCGAAAAGCACCGTGGGCACAATCTGGGCGACAGCGATCCGGCATTTGAGATCATCCGCCACCTAGACAACAACTGGTGGGGTCGCAAACCGACGATTTGCGAGGCGTACCCAAACGCCTTCGCCGGCGACCTGCTGGATCGTTACCCGGCGGATGTCGCCAGCGATGGCCCGTTAATGCTCGTGCACGAGGGGAAAGTTTTCGTGCGCACAGAGTTCCGCCAGTATAGCGACGAGGAGGCGGTGATCTTCAAAGACGCCGCCTACTTGGAGGATGATGATTGTCGTGTCGTCAGCGCCGGCAGTGGCGCACTGCACGATCAGCCATTCACCATCGCTGGCTGGATAGACCAGCCCGATAACGTCAAAGGCACGGACGGCAAGTGGTACCTGGTTGGCTGGGGTCCGGTAGTGGCCATCGAGGACGACGCTCGTAAAGAGCGGCTCGCAAATGCCTATCGCAAAGCGGTGGGTGGTCAACGGGTCAGCCTGACCAAGAACACGACCGCCAGCGGCACTATTGAGGATACTCGCAACCTCCATGGCGAGGGCGTGGTTATCGGTTGGCTCGACGGCGATGTCTTGCAGCCGGACACGTTTGCGTCGGACGAAGACAGTTTCGTCGATCAGATGTTTCGTAAGGGCATTGACGTAGCCTAGTTTCAGCACTCGAATACGGCCGAGCCGGGCGGCCAAACCCGGCAGGGACATACCATGTACATCAAGTTAGAAGAAGCCATTCTGGTTCACCCGTCCAAGTACCGCCCGATGGATGGCGATTCAGTCGCCTATCGCCGCGAGTTGAATGGAGACATCGTGTTTACTCTGACCGGTGAACCAAGCAAGTACGACGGCAAGCCGGTCGAGCGTTACGGCGCGCTCTACACAGACACGGCAGAACGCATCTGTTTGGTCCCTGACGACTGGGACGAAAACGACGCCATGTGCGCACGGTCGGCAGTATGGCCCGATACGCCCGTTGAGGAACCCTGTGAAAACCATCCAGATTGACACCATTCTGCGCACGCCGCTGTTTCCCGCCACTGGCGACACGATCCAATGGCGGGAGATGACGACCGCCACCATCGGCGGTGAAAGGCGTTTCTACTACGCGGCAGAAGCGCCTTGGCGCATTCTCCTCGTGCTCCGCGGTGCGCCCATCGATTCGCCAGTCTGGGCGCCCTCCAACATCGTGCGCTGCCTGGTTGGGTGGGACGACGGAAGCGCCGGCTTTGTGCTGCCAGAGAACGAGCGGCGGCGCCACACGAAAGTGACGATGCTGGCAGATCCACCCACGGCAATCTTCCTGGAAGAAGTAGAGTCGCTTGTCCACATCCTTTTTCGCAGCCCGCGCAGCGACCGCCGAGGCGGCTATCGGGGCACGCAAGGCCGGCGCGCCCTCGACGCCAATGGCACGCATCAGGTATGCACGACGCTTACCGGCGACCAGCACGCCTACGTCCTCGATCTGGGCCAGGGCGATGTGGCCGCCGGGCTGCGCGGTGCTGTCAGCAGAGCGATGGAGGCGGACGGAGATGCGCGTGAGTCCTGAGCGCCCCAAGAGCGCCAGCGTGGGCCGGATCTGGGTCGAAGGCGCCGCCGTCTGCGCCAGATACCCAGAGAAAGACGAGGCGTGGCGCGTCGCCTGCAAGCGCCTACTCTACGGCTGGAGCTTCAACTGCTGGAAGCGCACCTTTGCAGAGGGCGTCGACGTTGCCGAACGCGCCGCAGAACTGGCGCATCGGCTGCTCTTGGCCGGCTTCGTGGTGGAGGCGGCTGACGCCATCATGCAGATGGCCCTGGCCGCCAGCTACACGCCGGAGACATTCCGCTACGTGCGCGCCTATGCCGCCGGCGAGTACGCCGGCTGGTTCTGCATTACCTGGGCGCGCAACGAAGACCTGTATAGCCTGGCCACCCGGCTGCCCACCGCCCACTGGGACGGGCGCGCCGTCGTCGTTAGCCGCGAGCACTACGAGGAAGTGCTCGACTTTGCGGCGACCCACGGCTTCCTCTTGTCGGACGGCGCGAAAGCCCTGGCCCAGCGCGCTCAGGAAGAGCGCGACGCCATCATCGTCGCCGCCGTCCCGCCCTTGCCTAAACTGCCGCCGGCTGCCGACAAGCGTCCAGTGCTGCCCGCGCCTGAATTCGTCGAAATTGACCGGGAACTCCTTGACGATGAATACGACGACTCCGCTGCTTGACCACCAAATCAAGGCCGTGCGCAAGCTGCTGCCCTCCCGCGTCGGCGGCCTGTTTATGGAGATGGGCACCGGCAAGACGCGCGTCGTCATCGAGCTTGCGCACCAGCGCCAGGCGCGCATCGGCAACGTCGTCTATTTCTGCCCGGTCAGCCTCAAGGAGACCGTGCGCCGCGAGTTGCTGCGGCACACAGACCTGGCCGGCGCCGACATCTGCGTCTTCGACGACAAGACCAGCCTGCGCCGGTTGCCTCTGGCCTTCTGGTACATCATCGGCATCGAGTCCATTTCCGCCAGCAACCGCCAGGTGCTGGCCGCCAACGCCGTCATCGACGACCGCAGCATGGTCGTGGTGGACGAGTCGGGCTACATCAAGGGGCACAAGTCCCTGCGCACGCAGCGCATCACCCGCATGGCGGAACGCGCCCGCTACCGGCTGGTCATGACCGGCACGCCGCTCTCTCAGGGCGTGGTCGACCTTTACGCCCAAATGCGTTTCCTGTCGTGGCGCATTCTGGGCTACAAGAGCTTCTATAGCTTCGCCCGCAATCACCTGGAGTACAGCGATCGCTACCCAGGTATGATCGTCGCGGCGCACAACGTTCCAGTCCTGGCCGCCAAAGTGCAGCCGTACACCTATCAAGTCACCAAAAGCGAGTGTATGGACTTGCCTGCCAAGGCCTATGCCACACGCTGGTACGGCATGACCGAACGCCAGCGCGCCGTCTACGAGCAAGCCAAGACCGACATCCTCATGTGTATCGAGGATTACGGCGACCTGGACAGCTACACCATTTTCCGGCTGTTCACAGCGCTGCAGCAGATTGCGTGCGGATTCTGGAATCGCAAACACGAGGACGGCAGCGTCGAGACCGTGACCTTTCCGCACATGCGGCTCGATGTGTTCGCTGCCACCATCGCGCAGATTCCAACCGGTGAGAAGGCCGTCATCTGGTCGAAGTATCGGCGCAACATCGAGGAGATTGTGGCGCTACTGAACGAAGAGTACGGCGCCGGCAGCGTGGCGCAGTTTCACGGCGGGCTGAGTGAGCGCGCCCGCAATGCCGAGATTGAGCGTTTTCGCAATGACGCCCGCTTCCTCGTGGCGACCCAGGCGAGCGGTGGCCACGGCCTGACGCTCAACGAAGCGGGCTATCACATCTTCTATAGCAACGGCTTCAAGTACGCCGAACGCATCCAGGCGGAAGACCGCAGCCATCGCATTGGGCAGACGCGCAACGTCCACTACATCGACATCGTGTGCGACGGCAGCATCGACGAACGCATTGCCAGTGCGCTGATCGACAAGGCCGACGCTCTTGAGCAGTTCAAGCGGCAGGTGGACAAGGTGAAGGACAAACGCAGCGCAGAAGTGCGCAAGCTAGTGGCCGGCCTATGAAGACGCAACTCGCCATCAACGTGCACACGGCCGCCCTGGAGCGTCTTGGCTATGTCTTCGACCGCTTCGAGCGGGTCTGTGTGTCATTCTCCGGTGGCAAGGACAGCACGGTCCTGCTGCATCTGGCCCACCAGGTGGCCCAGGAGCGCGGGCGCACCATCGACGTGATGTTCATCGACTGGGAGGCGCAGTACAGCGCCACGATTGCCCACATCGAAGAAATGATGAGGCTACCCGGCGTCAACCCGTACTGGGTCGCCCTGCCCATCAGCACAAGCAACGAGTCCAGCTTCCACGACCCCATGTGGACGGCCTGGGACACCGCCAAGCGTGACGTGTGGGTGCGCGAGTTACCCACGGCGCCGGGCGCCATCACCGACTACGAACACTTTCCGTTCTACGAGTACGGCATGACATTCGAGGAGTTTGTGCCCGCATTTAACGCGTGGTACAGCCAGGCTGCACCGGCGGCATTCCTGATTGGCATCCGCGCCGACGAATCCTTGAACCGTTTTCGCACGGTCAAGAAGCAGGGGCACAAAGGTGTGCGCAAGACTTACGAGGATATTGCCTGGTCTACCCAGTCGGCGGATCAGGGGTGGAACTTCTACCCGCTCTACGACTGGCGAGTGGAAGACATCTGGACGTGCATCGGGCGCGAGGACGTACCGTACAACCATATCTACGACATGATGTATCTGGCCGGCATGAGCCTGCACGAGATGCGCATCTGTGAACCGTACAGCATGGAGGCGCGCAAGCACCTGGACAAGTATCACTACTTGGAGCCAGAGACTTGGGACCGCATCGTGCAGCGCGTGGGTGGCGCTAACTTCGGCGCCAAGTACGGCCGCTCCGAACTGTTCGCCTTCCAGCGCATCGAGAAGCCGGACGGCTTGACCTGGAAGGAGTACAGCCACCTGCTACTCGAATCGCTGCCACCGCCCCTGCGCGACCACTACAAGCGACGCATCGACGTGTTCGTCGGCTGGTTCCAGAAGAACATGGGGTGGGAAGACCTGAAAGAGGAGAGCGACCCGGCCCTGGAAGCGAAGAAACTGGGCGGATCGTGGCGCATGGTGGCGCGCACGCTGCTGCGTAATGACTACTTTTGTAGCCACCTGTCCTTCAGCATCAACAAGGACGAGTACAACAAATTGCAGGCGCTCAAGGAGAAATACGAGGACTTATGAAACTCTACGCAACGCACGGCGACTACCGCATCTATCTGGACAGCAGCGCGGAGTCCGGCAACACGTTCTACTGCCGGATGGGGCGATTTTTCGCCGACCGTGAGGTGGCCAGGGAATTGGCAGAGCCGCTCTACGACAGCGCCACTTCGCTGTGGCTGTTGGCGACCGACGCCGTCGGCACTATCTGCGCCTTTGGCTGCCTGGACAGCCGGGACATAGTGAAGAAGGGTGAGGCGCTGGTCACCTACGGTTGGGTGGCGCCGGAGCACCGCAACGCCGGCCTACACACCGCGATCTTCGAGGCGCGCCTGCGCCTGGCCGAGGAGCTTGGCGCCCGGACGGTGTTCGGGGTCGCCAACGGGCGGTCACACAAGACCTTCGAGCGCCACGGCTTTGCCGTCGTTCGTGTGAATGGGCAATACACCTATTTCCGAAAGGAGTTGCGCCGTGAATCTGTTTGATGCCGCTGTGGATGAACTGGTCAGCCGCGCCGAGATGATCGCCGCGGAGATCGCCGCGCTGCCCCTTGGCCAGCAGGTGGACGCGCTGAACCGCATCCGGCAGGCGCTGCACGCGGTCAGCCCCTTCGCCGCCGAGCCGGTGGATTGCGTGCTGTGGCTGCCCGCCGGCAATGTGCAGGCCAACGACTACAACCCCAACCGGGTCGCCCCGCCCGAAATGAAGCTCCTGCGCCGCAGCATCCGACAGGACGGCTACACTCAGCCCATCGTCGGCTACTCAGAGACGGGCAGCCTGGCCGATTCAGTCGAGGTCGTAGACGGCTTCCACCGCAACCGGGTGGGCAAGGAAGACAAGCAGGTCGCCGCCCGCATCCACGGCTATTTGCCCGTCACCATCATCAACACCAGCCGCGCCGACCGCAAGGATCGGGTGGCGGCCACCATCCGCCACAACCGGGCGCGCGGTGTGCACGCCGTCATGCCCATGACCGACATCATCGCGGATCTGCTGCGCCGCGGCTGGGCCGACGACGAGATTGCCGCCGAGCTCGGTATGGACGCCGACGAAGTACTGCGCTTCAAGCACCACAGCGGGCTGCCCGAACTATTTCGCAATGGCGCATATTCAATGGCCTGGGAATGAGGCCCAACAGCCTGGTTGAGGTCTACCAGGCGCGCGAGTGGCTGCGAGGGTTTCGGCTATCGCTTGCCAGGGAGTGACCGCCCCGGCCTGTCTTCCTGGCGCCGCGGCGGATACCATCGATACAGAATCCAGAGGTATGCGGCCGTGAAGGTCGCCGCAAATCCTGCCGAAATGATGTCGATCGCCCATGCGGTGATTTGCGCCTCGCGGCGCGCCACCAGCACCAGCGGCCCCAGCGAGACGGCCAGCAGGCCGAACCTGGCGGCGGTCAGCACGCACGCGACCACCGCCAGCAGCCAAATCGCATGCCGGCTGCTGCGCCACACCGATAGCAGCACCGACGCCCAGATGATGGCCAGCGCCATCCAGATGGCGTACGCGACGACGCCCCAGAAGGCGAGCCAGTCCGGAACGATCATCGCGGCACGCTATACCAGAGCAGCGTCAGGGCCAACGCCGCGGCCAAAATAACGCCAGCCGCGATGATCGACCAATGGGGCTGCTGAGCGCCGCGGCTCTGCAGCCCAACGATGGCCGCTTTGATTTCCGCCACGTCGCGCTGCACGTAGCTCATGCCAGCCTGAAGCACCCTTACCTCCGTGCCGAACTGCGCCATCTCGCGCGTGAGTGCATCGATGCGGTCGTCATGTCGCCGTGCGTCGGCGTTGCTGATTCCGTCGTTCATCTTTTTTTTTTCGCCGCCCACCATCACATAGGTGGCGCCAGACCCGGGCCTGGCCAGCTCGAACGCCGCAGGGATGCTCATTTCTCTGGCCAGATTCTGGGCGAAGAGCACGCCGGTTTGGTACGCCGTAGGCTCTCCCACGGCGCCGATGGTGGCGATGACTGTCACGCCCAACTCGCGCTGCAACTGCCGCGCCACCGCTGCGCTGTCGCACGTGTTGAGCACGACAGTGTGAGCGCCGCTATTGCGGATCAGCGCCGTCAGATCTGCGGTATCGATGGACCCGTTGCTGAGCAGCACGCCGGTCGACGTGCCGTGCCCAACGAACCAGACCAGATCCCACCGCCGGTGCATGACGGCCGCGACCACGTCCCCCCGCGTGACATAGTTATTGACGAGCACGCCGTTGAGCGTCAGTGCCAGTATCTCTGCCTCCGCCTGCGAATCACTTGACGGGGCAATAATGAGGGTATTCATGCGTCTCATGCCGGCCCCAGATCGTAATCGCCCGATTCGACGTTGTAGCCGCACTCCGCGACGTACATCATCGTCGGCTCTTGCCCGGGCTCCTCGTCTACGATCAGCCACTCACCGACGGGCAGCAATCCGGGCATCCGCTCCGCGCCGGTCGAGGTCACAATGCGCTGCTCATCGGTCAGCCGGGCCGCACCGGTCGCTGGCTGCTCAGCGGTCAGCCGGGGCGCGCTGGCCGCTGGCTGCCCCGGCTTCTCGCTGACGACCAGCACGCGCTCGCGCGTCACCCGGCATTCGAGCGCGTTGCCGACGCTGTCGCCCATGTCCAGCAGCTTGGACATGACCGCCACCGGCCGTGTGCGTTCCTGGTAGGGATTGGTGCTGATGCCGGTGTCGGGCACATCGACGGCGGCGAGAAATTGGCCGCACTGCGCGGCAATGCGCCGGATCTGCTGGCCGGTATCCTCGGTCGCCCACGCCTTGAACGCCAGGCGCTGGCCGCTGGCGGGATGCGTCACCCAGGCGCCCCCCCCCGTGTAGGCCAACAGGTTGCCGTGGTCGCCGTCGCACAGTTCGGCCGCATAGTAGGCGTCCGGGTCGAGGAATCCAGAGCGCTCAACAACGATCCAGTAGGTGGCGCTTGCCGTCAGAGCCACGGGAGAGGAAAACGTGAACCACTCCCAACGCGCCCGGGTTTTTACGTTTTCTCCATCCAGGTAAGCCGTCGCCAACGCCGACCCTGCTGGCGCCCCCGCACTGTCCGCGCACACCGACACCGCCACGTCGTCGGTTGGCGCACCGACGCGGCGCAGCTTGACGGCAATGCGGTCCAGCAAAAAGCCTGCGGGGGCGACGAACGACTGTGCCAGCCGATACCCGCGCACCCGCACCGAGACGATTTCGCCCGGCTGCTCCCAGTCAGTGTCAGTTGTAAGCTTCGCCCGATGTCCCTGGGTCAGCGTGATGCTTGGCCCGGCGGCCTCGTTGACGATGTTGCCGCTAACACTTTCGGTAGTCGTTATCCACGCGCTGGCCACGGTTTTTACCATGTGCACGCGACTGTTGCCTGTCGAACCCTCGACCTTCGTCTGGATGCCGCCTGGCTTGAAATCCGACAGCCCGGCGGCGCTGTCGCGAATGTCGTCGTTGGCCTCAAACGCAATCGTCGCCGCCGTGTACACCACCTGATCGCCAGTAGCTGGCTGATCGATGGTATATGTACCGTCGTTGGTGTACGAGCCAGACACATCGATGACGTTGCCCGCCCCCAGCGCGGTCAGTCGGCAATCGAGATCGTGGATCGAGCCGTCCGGCCCGAAGCCGACGGTGACGCTGGTCAACCCCCAGCCAATGAGCTGATCATCGCCCGCGTTGTCGCCTTCCTCCTCGATGCGGCCATGAAGGTGCTCGTAGAAAATCCAGTCGAGCGACTCCATCCAACCGGCGGCGATCAGCATCAGATACTCGCCCTCAGCGCGCTCGTAGGACAGTGACTGCTCTGGCGCGCCGGCCAGCGTTTGCTTGCGCAGTGCCTCCGCCGCGGCCAGCGTGCCGTCGCCCTCCAGCGTGGCGACTTCTTCGCGCACGCCGTAGCGAGCCTGGCTCTCCGCGTCATCCGTCCAGGCCGTGGTCTCGGTCTGGGTCGAACCATCGGCAGCGACAGAATTCCAGGCCGTCGCCGCCCGGTTGACAATGGTGTCGACCGCGAGCTTGCGCGAACGCGCCCGCTGCACGAGGCGCATCTCGGCAACAAAGCCCCAGAAAACCAGAGCACCGTTGGGGTTGCGTATTTCGACGCCGCGCAACAGCCAATCGTTGAATGCGCGTTTAAGCGTCTCAATGCTGGCGGTCACCTTGACTTCTGCCTGTGTCGGCCCGCCCCGCGTGTCGCCGCGATAATATTGCGGCTCCGCAACCAGGTCGGCGGGGGCTGGCGCCCATGACCACGACGATGCCCCCTCTGTCAGGAGCCTTGTTGAGAAGTTGTTCATCGTCACACCGTCAAACGGCGCGGGCGATACCACGCCCGCGCCGAAATCGTCCAGTTCGGCGTCATGCCGACGCCATCGTGGAGGATGTGGATCACATCAGTGCTGGCGCTGATGTACAGCGGCTGGTCGTTCACGTCGAATACTGGGTAATCGGTGGTCCCGTCGGTCAACTTGGTCAGCGGTGCGCCGTTGCGCCCGCCGCCGTCGCTGTAGTCGATCACCTCCCAGTTGTTGCTGGCCGCCATTCCCATTTGGCGTAGGTGGCGGAAATGCCCCGGAGCCGCCAGATGCAGATTGATGAAATCGACATCGACGGTGGTCGACTCCAGGAATCGCCAGTTGAGCACCAGGCGCAGATTGCCCCAGGCGGCGCCGCGCGCCGGCAGTTGGATCGTGCCAAAATACTGAATGTGTTCGTGGTCGCCGCCAGCCAGCCACACCTCGGCGCTGCGGTCGAGAATGACGCTGCCGGTGTCACTCCACAACTCCGCCCGCACAAAGCACGACTTGGAAATCTGTGCGCAGCGGGCAAGGAGATGGAAGTTCATTCCGGCCCGGGCCCCGGTAGCGCCTGTCAGTTGATAGTGGGACGCCTGCGCCCCCACCCCGCCCGTCACCCGTCCCACCTGCGCGCTAGGTCCGCTCGCACCGGAAGATGCCTCTGCTGTGGCACCAGACAGGGCGTCTTCCCCCTCTATCATCGAATATCCGGCCCAGCCCTGCACGCATAAATAAAAATTGTGGTAGGTGCGACTGCCGCCGCTGTTATTCTTCAGGCGCAGCTCCAACGGCGCCGGCAGATAAATGGTGTCGTTGCCGACGCTCGCCCAGTTGTCGTGGCCGGTTCCGCCGTCATTGTGATTCCACACGGTCAGGCCGCTCGTGGTCAGCGATCCGTTGCCATTGCTCAGCGGTATCTGTACCTTGTCGGCCGCTTCCCAGAACCAGCGGCGGGTGACAGTCAGGCGCAGGACAATCTGTCCCTGCGCCCAGACCTTCATAGCGTCGTCTCCAAGTCCGACGTCCGCCATCAGTATCTCGCTGCGCCACACAGCAGAATCGGTGGCGGTCTTGTAGCGCAGGTACGTCGGTTCGCCGACGCCGGTGCGCTGATATTCCGCTCCCAGCGCCAGGTACCGCTCGATCTCGCGCAGTACTCCAACTGCCGTGTAGGAGAGCGCATTGTTGTGCGCCAGCAGCTCGATGGTCTCCGTTACGTCTTCGTAGCCGTCTGGCGCCCGCTTCGGTGCCTTCGGCTCATAGTTGAGCAGCATGACTGCCGCCAGATGCGTGGAGGACGAAAGGAGGAGCGCGCCCCCTGTTTCACGGTAGAGATATAGCTCGTGTGGCATCCTGCGCTCACTTTCTCCGTCGCCGCGCCATCGTATCGTTGATTGCCCATCCCAGGCGATAGGCGTCGCGCTCGTCCTTGATTTCTGCCCGCTCGATGACCACGGTCACATTCCCCTCGCCTTGCGCCCCTCTGCCGTGCGACGGATCGACCCTGGCGCCGCGCGGCAGATTTATCAATTCGGGCCGGCGCTCGCCGACCCACGTCCAGCCGCCGCGCCAGTAATCCGTGCCCTGCGCCAGGCTGCCCACCGGCGCGCTCGCAGCGCCTGCGGGTGCGCCGGTGGGCGTCGGCGCCGGTGCACCCGCGGCGTCCAGCACGGCGCGCAGCCAATCCTGCTGCTTGGCGGCAGCGGCGAACGATTGATACAGGCGTTCGGCCAGCAGTGCGCCAACGGCATCGAACTGTTCTGCTGCCGCGGGGTCGCCGAACTGCGTCATCAGGCCGTTGGCCATTTGCTGCAGCGCATTGTCCGGCGGCGTCAGTTGCCCGACGGTGATCGGAGTGGCCGACAGCGCGCTGCTTAGGCCGGTTGTCAGTGCGCCCTGGGCGCTGGTCACCACCTGCGCAACGCCTGTCAGCGCCGCTTCCGTGGCCTGCTGCTGCACGACGCCGAAATACTGCAGGATAGCCTGCTGGCCGCTCTCGCTGGCCTTCTGGCGCTCGATAGCGGCGTTGACTGCATCTACGTTGAACAGGTCCAAGTTTGCGCCGTCGGCGAACAGACTGGAGTCGGCCCACGCCTGGCTAAACATCTTGAGAATCGCTTCTGCCGGCAGCGCGGGATCGATGCCGGCGCGCTGGGCCGCATCGCCGATGTCTACACCGGCCCAATCCACACCATTGAGCACTTCGTCCGTCAAGCGGCGGAGGTAATCGTCGGCGAAGTTCTGCGGCACCCCCAGCGCCGCCATATCCATTTGCTGGCCGGTGACCTGGGACGTGCCGAACAGACCAGGTACGCTGCGCAGCAGGCCCTGCAGGTCGCCCATCGCCTGCTCCGCTGCGTCAGACCAGGCTCCTTCGACGTTCTTGGCCGCCTGGCGCATGTTCCGGTCGAACAGGCCGGCGATATCGCTGACCAACACGGTCTGGCCGGCCGCATTGGTTGTGGTCGGCGCAGCCGGGTCGCTCCCCGTCCCCTGAGCAAAGGCGGGGAAGATCAGGCCGGGCGCTGCCAGCGCCGTCCCCTGGGCAAAGGCAGGGATGGTCAGGCCCGCCCCCAGGCCGCCGCCGAACATGCGCGCCGTGACGTCTGCCGGTAGAATCTCGGTGCCGGCGGGCAGGTCGACCACCTGCGGCCCGTTGGCGCCGAGCAGCCGCCATGCGCCGCCAAAGAAGGCTAGTTCCGGGCCAATCTCGCCGATGACCGCCGGCCCGCCGGCGTGAGTACCGCCCCGCGACTCAGGCGCCGCCCAGAAGCTGCTGCTTTCGGCAGAGGCGGCGATACCAACGTGCGGGTTCGGCCTTGGCTGCGGGCCTATGGCCCCCTGTTGCTGTTGCTCCATGCCGAACAGCCATGCCACCCAGCCCGGCATTTCGATTGGCTTCCACGTGAAGTTAAGGAGGCTTTCGAGCCAGCCCGGTGTCTTCCACTCGAAGTTGAGGAGGCTTTCGAGCCAGACCGGTGTCTTCCACTCGAAGTTGAGCAACTTGCTCAACCATTCGGGCGCTTCGGGAAACTCGAACTTTAGCACGCCGTTTTCGCCAAACAGCGGCTTGTTGCCGGCGAGCATGGCCTGGATGTCTTCGACGAACGCCTTCATGTTGTCCAGCGCCGTCTGTACCTGCGCCGCTGCGTCTGTAAAGCCCAGGTCGTCGAGCAGGCCCGTGGCCAGGCCGCCGATGTTCTCAATCATCCCGCCGATGAAGCCGATCAGGTTCGTCAGGGTGTCGCGGAAAAAGCCGGCGAAGGCGTCGCCAATCTTCTTCAGCCCGTCGAGCACCTTGCTCGAATCGCCCGTCACGAAGCCGTCGATGATCTCAGTCAAACCCTCGAAGGCAGTGGTCAGCCCGGTGACGATGGCCGCCATCTGATCCACCACCGCCACAAGCGCGCTCTTCGCCGTGTTGATGCCCAGGGCGAAGAGGTTCAGCGAGGCGACAACGGCAAGGCCGAACACGCTGGCGAGCACCTGCTCGATACCGGAACCGGCGACGGTCTGGGCAAAGTCGGCCAGTGCGCCGCCAAGGCCCGTCAGGGGTTCACCCAGATCGGCCAGGCCTGCAAACGCCTGGCGCAACCGGTCAAGCCCTCCCGTGATCGGCGCGGGCAGGTCTATCTCCGGCCAGACGATGCCGCTCCAAGCCAATGCAACGGCCTCACCGGCGCCATTGACTGCGCCGCCCCAGTCGAAGGCGGCAATGTCGCCGGCCATGCCTTCCAGCCAGCCGGTGATGCCGGGCCAGTCGATGACGCCCCAGGCTGCGCCGATAGCCTCACCGACGCCGGCCAGCGTTCCGCCCCAGTCGTAGGCGGCGATGTCGCTGGCGATCTCCGTCGTCCACGCTGCGATGCCGGGCCAGTCGATGGCGCCCCAGGCCGTCGTAATAGCCTCGCCGACGCCGGCCAACGCGCCGCCCCAGTCGTAATTCACCACCGCAGACGCAGTGTTGCTGGCCCATTCCAACAGCGACGGCCAATTGACCATCGCCCATGCCGCAGCAAGGGCGGCGCCCACCGCTGCGGTGACGCCGGCGAGGGCGGCGCCCCAGTCGATGCGCCCCAGCCGCTCCAGCGCCTGGCCTACCAGGTCGCGCAGCAGCGACGCCAGATCGCCAAGCCCGCCGGTTGCCCCGGCGAAATCGCCGGCCAGCAGATCGTCCCAGATGCCGACTGCCGCTGTCTTCACCTGCTCAAACAGACCGGCGAGCGGCTCCAAAGCGCTGATAATTGGCTGGATTGCCGCCACTACTCCGGTGCGCAGCCCGCCGAAATCAGTTACAAGAGCGACTGTCAACCCTGCGATCGCAGCCGCCACCAGGCCGACGGGCGTAGCCAGCAAGCCCAGCGCGCCCGCGAGCGCGCCGGCCACCGAGAGCACGGTAGACATGCCGCTCGCCATCATGCCGAGAAATACCAGCAATGGCCCCGCCGCCGCCACGCCTGCGGCGATGCCGACCGCCCATTTCTGCGTCGTCTCGTCCAGTTCTGAGAACCAGGTCGCCAGGCTCAGCGCCTTGTCGCCAAGCGGCTCCAGTGTCTCCGCAAACGCCAGCAGCGCCGGCCCCATGGCGTCGCCGATCTTCTGGCCAAAGACTGTGAACTTTACCTGCGCCTGCTGCAGCATGAAGCCCAGGCGGTTGACGCCTTGCGACTGGGCGTCGAATGCGCTATCCGTCGCGCCTGCCGCATTGGTGAGCTTCTCCAGTTTCGCAGTATATTGGTCCGCCAGCGGGCCGGAGAGCGCCAGCGCCAGCGTCTGCCCTTCGATGCTGCCGATGAACGACTGCAACGGCACGCCGGCGGCCTCGGCCACCGAGGTGATTGTCTTCACCGTGTCGATGAAGCCAAGCTGTTCTAACATCGCCTCGCCCGACGTGTAGCCGAGCGCACCCATGAGCTTCTGCATGTCGGCGGTGGGCGCCAGCAGGCTCTGCAGCACGCCGCGGTACTGCGTCGAGACCTCCGATGTTGAACCGGTGACGCCGGTGCCGGCGGCGAAGATGGCGAAGAGTTCTTCTTGTGCGATGCCCAGTTCGTTGGCGAGCGGCACAACGCGCCCCATGCTGGCCGCCAACTGCGGGAAGTTGGTCTGGCCGAGTTCGACCGTCTTGAAGGCGAGATCTGCAACCTGCTGCATGGCCGTGGCGCTCGTGTCGCCGTAGCCCTTTGTCACGGCGCTGGTCAGCGCCACCGACTCCGCCACCGATGCATTGCCGGCGGCGGCGGCCTTGGCGTTGATGGTAAGGCGCGAGAGCGTCTCTGCATCATCTCCAAACGCCGAGATGACCTCGTATAGCCCCGCTGCCGTGTTGCCGGTGTCCACGGCCAGATCGATGGATAGGTCCTGCAGTTGCGGTTTGAGTTCCTGCAGGCGCTCAATCGGCACGCTCAGCGTGCCGACATTCGCCATGGCCCGATTGAGTTCCTGGGCCTGGAGCGCGAAGAAGCCGCCCGCTGCGGTCAGCGGCGCGGTGACGCCCAATGTGAGGCCGGTTCCAACCCCAGTGAGCTTCTTCCCGATGCCCTCGACCATGCCGGCGGCATCGTCGAGGGACTTCTTCAGCGCCGACGTTTCGGCGATCAATCGGATCGAGAGAGTGGCGAGCGTGCTCATGGATTACCTAAAATTGGCCTCGAACATTGCCTCGAAGTCGGCGCGTTCCTCGGCGACGCTGGCCGGCGGCTCGTCGTGTGCGTCGTCGGCTTCTGCCTCCGCTTCCGACGTGCGCAGCCAGGCGATAAAGTCCTGCGGCTCGACCGGCTTGGTGTCGGAGCCTCGCATAATGTTGGCGACGATCGTCAACAGTCGAGACTGCCAGTAGTCCTGTCGCGCCGGCCCCAGAGGCCCCTCGGCCATCTCATACGCCCACCACTCCGACAGCTCGCGGCTGGAGATTCGGGACAGGCCATCTTCCACCGATGGCCAGCCGAGATGCGCGGCTAGGCGGAATACGAATCGTCGCCAGCCGCTTCGCCGAAATTTTCCGTGAGCTCCTCGATGTCGGCCTCCGTCATACCCGACATCTCGCGGATGGCGGCAAACACACGCTCCAGCGCCGCCGCCGAACGCGCTGCAAGCGCCTCGATGTCGCCGTCGTTGAACAGCCGCCGCCCCTGCTCGTCGACACAACCCAGCACCACCAGCCTGGTGCGAGCGTTGCGCAGATTTTGCTTGTAGCCGCCGCCCTTGCGCTCCTGGAGGAGCGAGGCCTCGTAGCGGTCCCGCTCTGTACCGGTCAGCCCGCGCACGCGCACCTCGCCGCCCCATTCCGGCACAGCGATGGTGCGCGACTGAATGTCGTTTGCCTGCAGAATCTGGTCGCGCGTCAATAGCGCCATGTCCGATCTCCTTCTAGGTCAGTGAGGACAGAAGATTGATAACCGTCGTCTTGAAGAACAGCGCGTCCGCGCTGCTGTAGGTTGCGTAGCCGTCGAAGGCGACATTGACGTTCTCGTCTTGCTCGTCGTAGCCGCCCGGCTTGCGATACTTCGCCGCCATGTCGAAGATCAGGTCACGGCTGCCGGTTCCTGGGCACTTGACCCGAATCAGGCGTAGTGTGCCGGCGTCCGCCGCGGAGCGCTCGGTGGCGACGCGGCTGACACCCGTGTCTTCTTCCAACTCGTAGCGGATCGTGAAATCCACCGACGGCTTGCCGAACTTCAGCGCAGCGGGATAGCGGTTGCTTCCCCCGATGGGCACCCAACGAATGCCGCTGCGATAGGTGAGCGAGAACTCCAGGAGCACGCCCGGCGCCTCTGTCGTGCCGATGGTTCCACCGCTGTTGTCGATGTAGAGCCGGGTGTTGCCCGTCAGCGCTTCGACAACACTGGGCAGCGCGACGCTGTTGGTAAACGCGCCGGCGTACATGCGCTGGCCGCGCCAGGTGGCCGACATCCGCCAGGTCGCCTGGTCGGACTTGTACGTCGCCTTCCATTCTTCGACCCAGGAGAAGGGCACGATTTGTTGGTCGGTGGCCACCAGCTTGTTGCCGAGGCGCAGCGTGTACGTGCGTGCGTCCGGCGACGTGTCGCTTGGTTCATACTCATAGGTGTACGGATTGGAGCCAGAAGGCGTGACCGGCTTCACGCTCGCTTCGAGCAGATACGGGAATTGCTCGTAAGACAGCGCCATTTCTGGCATCGCCAGCGACACATCGGTGAGTGGCGCTGGCGCGTTGCGTTCGCCGATGATGCGCGAGCCAACGGCCTCGTCGAGCACTTCCGGGTCGCCGTTCGGGATTGCCATCGCAAAGGGGCCTCGCATGACGGCCGTTGCCGCCACCGCCGTCCCCTTCGTCGTCTCTTTGCCGATCTGACAAAGATTGTAGGGTTTTGTTGCGTAGACTTTTGCCACCTTACACCTCCACGTTCCAGGTTGTTCCGTCCCAGCCAAAGCCGGCGGCAGCGAGCGCCGCCGTAACATCCTCGGATGTTACTTCCGCCGGCGGTGCACCGTCATCATCTGCTGGCCAGTAATGCGCGACCGCCGGCAACGTGGCCGCGGCCACCACAGCAGAGATCGCCGTCTGCGTCGCCCCATCCATCTCAACGGGGATCGTTGCCAGCAGCGCCATCACGCGCGCATAGTCCCCGGCGTTGAGTCCCTCGTTCGCCCACACGATGTATTGCTGGAATGGCCAAAGTTTTGCTAGCTCTGTCGGCGCGCCGCCCTGCGCGACCACAGCGGCGAAAAACTGTTCAAGCGTCATCGGCGTGAGCGCAGCCGGCGCATTCAGCGCTGCAGCCAGTTGCGCCGCCGACATACTGCGCCAGCCGCTGCCGCCGGCCCGCCAGATTACATATGCTTCCATTGTCATGTGCTCCTGATTACAGTGATTTCCAACTCTCCAACCGTGGGCGCAACACTAAAGCTCACGCGCAGCGCCATGGTGTGCATGGGCGTGTCGGATAGTGCCGGGACGGTGAAAATCATGTTGGCTGCGATAGTTGACGCCCCCACCACTTCGCCCAAGTTTGCGCCCGCGCCGCCCCGCGGCATGAACCATGCGCCGATCGTGCCAACCGGCAAGGTTGTACTTACCAGCAATCCCCGATCTGGCGTTGTTGCATTAGACCACGCATATAGCCGCACTGTTGCCGCCTGGTCGAAAGCAACTGCCGGGGTGATATACACTGAGCAAAACTTCCACCCCCTATCCGTAAGCGGGATGAGAATGTAGTGCGAATCCGTGTCGCGGATCGCCAAATCATCGCTTTGTAGCGCGGTGTAGCGGCGCGTGATATCGCTGCCTGTTGGCGCCGGGTCAGATGCCGTCAGTACGATGCGCCTATGGTCTGCCGCTGTGATGAGCGAGCGACGGCGCGTGATGCGCAAGCGCCCGATGTCCCCGTCGTCGATTTCATCCACTGATGCAGCGGCCTGATACAGCCCGGCCAGCGGGTACAACTCGCCCGCCGCCGCTGCGTCGTCGGTCGCGCCCGACCCCATGCGATAGACATGGGGATCGCCGTTGGTGCCGTTCCCATCCGCTTTGATGTACTTGGTGGCGCCCGACGCGTCGAGCACAGCCAGATTTGCCATGTGTGCCTCCTACAATAGATACATGCTGGCTGCCGCCAGGTTGAAGTGCAGCCCCAGCCGCGGCGTTAGCGTGTACAGCAGGTTGCTGATTGCCAGCCGCATAAACAGATCGTCGTCTGGCGAATATGTTGCGTAGCCATCGAAGGCGACGTTGACGTTCTCGTCTTGCTCGTCGTAGCCGCCCGGCTTGCGATACTTCGCCGCCATGTCGATTGTGAAAGTTCTTCCGCCCGCCCCAGGGCATTCCAGGCGGATCAGGCGCAGCGTGCCGGCGTCCGCCGCGGCGCGCTCGGTGGCCACGCGGCTGACACCCGTGTCTTCTTCCAACTCGTAGCGGATCGTGAAGTCCACCGACGGCTTGCCGAACTTGATGGCCTTCGGATAGCGGTCGCCGTCACCAATCGGAATCCAGCGAATGCCGCTGCGATAGGTCAGCGAGAACTCCAGGAGGGTCGCGACAACTTCCGTGTCCCCGATGTTGTCGCCGCTGTTGTCGATGTAGAGCCGGGTGTTGCCCGTCAACGCTTCGACGACATCAGGCGCCGGCATGGAAGGTGTAAACGCGCCGGCGTACATGCGCTGGCCGCGCCAGGTGGCGCTCATCCGCCAGGTCGCCTGGTCGGACTTGTGCATGATTTTCCACTCGTCTACCCAGGCAAACGGTACGATCTGCTGGTCGGTGGCCACCAGCTTGTTGCCGAGGCGCAGCGTGTACGTCTTGATGGCGGGCGCGCCGTCGCCGAAGCTCAATTCGTACTCTCGCTCGAACGGCCCCGGAATCGCGCCCGTTTGGACGCCCGCAGCGATGCTTGCCTGGAGCAGGTGCGGAAACTGCTCATAGGTCAGCGCCGTCTCCGGCATGGGGGCAACAACGTCTACCTGCGTCGGCAGCATGGTGCGCTCGCTGACGACACGCGTGCCGACCTCCTCCTCCATTGGTTCCGGGTCGCCGGCCAGCGTCGGCATGGCAAACGGGCCGCGCCAGACAGTTGTCGCCAGCACGTTTTGTCCCTGGGTCACCTCTTCGCCGATCTGACAAAGGTTATAGGGTTTTGTTCCGTAAACGCTGGCCATCGCTACCGCGCCTTCCCTTTACGCTCGAGCTCGGGCGCCGGTCCGAGCAGGTCATACAGTACAACGCCTGTCTCTCGCTGCGCCTGGCGAATAGCCTCCAGGTGGATAGCCAGCTCTGCCATTGTCAGATCGCGCGCGGGTACGCCAATCAGGTACCCGCTTCCCACGTATTTGGCGCCTACTCGGTTATCCATCGACTGTCACCTCGATTGGTACGTCTTCGACGATGTAAATGGAACCAGCCTTCGTGCCGATCTGCCGCACATCGATGCGGCTGGCGTCATACCATGCCAGGTCGCGCCAGAGGCCGACCTGATTGCGCACGCTTTCATTGCCCAGCCAGGCGGTCAACTCGGCCTCGAGCGCATCGAGCGTGTCCTCTGCGGCCGCCTGTTGTGCAGCGTTGCCGTCATCGAAGTACAGCACCCACAACTGAACGGTGTAGAGAAAGCGGCTGGGCGTCCCGTGCTGCGGCGTGCGCGGCCGCACCGATCCGCCAGAAAGCACGCGCACCACAGGCGACAGGCCGGCGAAGCCAGATCGCATGTAGCCATAGATGTTGCCCTTTGCCGTGGGCATGACGCCGGTGGCTGCCAGTTGACTGGCGAGAGCCTGGCGTATCGTGGCGCGGCTGGCGACCGTCATTGGCGCACCCGCTCCAGCGTACAGTGCAGGGCGCTGCATGTCGGCCACAGCGCCACCGCCGTGACCAGGTACGTCACATTGTCGACAATGGCGATGTCGTTCTGGCGGATGTCGTGGCCCGTGCCCAAAATGGTTGTCTCCATTGCCACCTCGACGCTTTGCGTCATGTCATCCAGCGTCATCTGGCCGGCAGCAGCCACGGATACCGGCGTACACGCCAGGCCGGTGAGCACCGTGGTGGCCGCCGCCGGGTCGCGCTCTCCACTGCTGAACGCCGCCCGCTTGATGGTGCAGGTGCTGGTCGCCAACAGCTTCAGCATCAGAGCACCCGCAGCGACGCCCGCTTGGGCGACTCGTCCGTCAAGGGGGCAGCGAGCCAGGCGCTGTAGCGCGTCGCAATGTTCTTGCGCCGCTCGGTCACGATCTCGGCCAGGCGCTCGGCCAGGCTGCCCAGGTCCTCCTGTAGCGGCCCTGCCGTTACGTTGACGGCCGTCAGGTTGGTCTGCACGCTTTCCAGCGTGCGCAGTTCGGCCAGGTCACACAGCGCATCCAGCTTCTCGCTGGGCACCGCCCCCACCTCGCCATCGGTGACGGTCGTCAGGCCGGCAGTCGAATAGCCCAGCATGCGCACGCCCCAGCCGATGGCCTGGGCGATATCTGGAATGCTGCCGCTGCCCGACAATGCCCTGGCTTTCGCCAGATATGACGAGCAGCGCTCCGTGACAACCGTCGTGACGTTCGCCACCGTCGCCATGCTCAGCCGCTCCCCAGCACCGCACGCAGCGCGCCCAGCGCCTTCGGCCCAATGCCCTTGATGGCGAGCAACTCGTCATCGCTGGCCATCTGCACTGCCGCCGGCGTGTCGTAGCCGTTGATGATGAGCAGGCGCACCATATTCATGTGCTTCGACAGATCGCCGAAGTCCAGCCAGATCGGAGGCAGCGCGTCACCGCCAACCACCGCCGATCCGCTGGCCGCCACAGGCTCAAGCTGGTGCGGCGCACTGTCCGCCGGCTCCAGCTTGTCCAGGAAGCCGGCGGCCTCAAACTCGGACAGTTCAACCAGCGCGCCGGGGCCGTGCTGGTTGAACGCGCCGAAGGTGAAGCCGGGGCGCACGCGGTAGAGGCTCATCGATAGGTCGCCTTGACCGTTGGCGTCACCGCGCCGGTCGCCACGACCTTGACGCGTACGAACTCACCCACCGCTGGTGCGCGGATCATGCCGGTCTGCGACGCGCCGGACAGCGTCTTGCTGAGCGTGTAGGTATTGCTGGAAAGCGTGCCCGTCGTGTTGAAGGTATGGACAATCTCGGTCACGTCGGACCAGATCGTCTCGTCGGGGCTGGCCTGCAGCGTCACCACCACCGATCCGGTGCTCCCGGCGTCGGTGGACACGAACACATCCACCTGGCTGTAATTGGTAATGCGGGCGTTGTCGATGCTGTTGACCGTCAACGGCGCCGAACTGTAAGTGGTGCCAGTCGTGACGGCCGTAGGCCCGTACAGCGTGACCGTGCGAGGCGGCGACGCCTGCGCCACCGGCGCGGCAGCCACCGGCGCCGGCACGGCGGTCAGCAGCAGCCCGCCGCACAGGATCATGACGATGGCAACCGCCACGGCTGCCGCTACAAAGTTCGTCGTCTTCATGATGGTCAGGCCCCCGTTGCGTGAACGATGCCGGTCTGGTTTCCGTAACGCGCCTTGATCTTCGGCGTGCCGATCACCATGACCTTGAAGATGCTCTCCGTGCCGTCGGCAGTGGACCACTCGCGCACCTGCATGCCGATGGCCTCGGCCAACTCCATATACTCTGCGGTCATCTGCACGAGCAGGATCTCGCCGTCGGGCAGCGTGGTTGCCGGCAGGCTCGACACGCCGGCGATCATGGCCAGTTGGGCGACACGGCTCAGGCCAGTGTCGCCACTGCCATCGGTGAAGTAGCTCAGCGCAGCCTGGTTGTACTGCGTCTGGCTCACGTACACCTGAAACGGCCCGTAGTTGTACTGGCCGTTGGCGGCGTTGACCATGCCGGCGATGGTAGGCACGATATTGGACAGCGTGCCCCAGTCGCCACCGCCGTAGTTGCCGGCCGTATCGGTGGCGCGGTTGGGATGCGTGCGCAGGCCATAGATGGGCCGCCCGTTGAGCGTCACCGCCGTGTTGCCGCTGGCGACGATGCTCTCGTAGCCTTCGGCCACCACCCGCGTCGCTTCGACCAGACCGGTCATGTCGAGGCCGTCGCCCAGGCGCCGGCTAGCCTCCAGGGTGCGCCAGTCGATGGCGAACTCCTTGAAGATGACCGGCACGGGGACGCCGCTCTGCAGCATTTCGGGCAGGTCGCGCTCGGCGCGTCCGCGCCCCGTCATGTTGACCGTGGCGGCGGTGATTTCGCTGGAGGTGTACCAGCGCGCCTCAAGGCTGCCCACGCCGCCCAGGCGAGAGACTAGCCCCCGGGCGCGGAAGTCGTTGACCACGCGCAGCGGATAGCGGGCGGCAGCCAACACCTGGCCTTCGACCTCGGCCCACTCGTCTTCGGTCAGCAGCGAGTTGACCACCATCGCCGGCTCGCCGTCCGCGTTGATGCGCACGAACTTGCCCCGGCCGTTCACCTTGATGTCCGGGTCTGCCGGGTTGAAACTTCCGCGCAGCGACTTGGCGCCGTCGGTGTGTGCGTTGAGAATCTGAATGTCGCTCATGCTCTGTCGCTCCTTATGCGATGCGCACCTTGATGCGCGTAGCCGCGGCGGTGGCGTTGCACGCCTCCTCCGCGATGCCGATCACGGCGCCGTCGGTGAACGCCTGCAATTCGCCGCCGTCGGCGGCCTCCAGCGCGGCGCCGGCCGCCACGTTCTCACCCTGTTCGAGAATCATGTACACCAGGTCGCCCGCCTGCGGATAGATGAACGGCACCGTGTCGTTGTCGGCATAGGCCGTCTCGATGTTCAGGGTTGTGCCGCTGGTGTTGCGGAAACCATGCTCGATGGCCACCATCAGCGTGGTGTCGATCTTGGCGGTGGCGTTGATGACGACATCGGCGCCGTCGGTCGTGAGCATGTGACCCGGCTTGATGGTCGCTGCGCCCGCCGTCTTCTCGAAGACGGGCCGCTCCAGGCCGTTGACCTGAAGCAAGATTGTGTGTGGAGTGCTGCTTGCCATGTCGATCCCTCCCCTTACTGCTTGGTGGCCTGGGCAGCGGCAGCCTGCGCGGCCGCCGCGACACCCTTGTAGGGGCGCAGTTCGTCACCGACGTTTGCGGCCAGCGCCGCGCCGTTGCGCCCGACGTAGTTCTGCGCCGCCGGTGCGATGCTCGCTTCCAGCTTGACAAGCGAGTCAAGGCCCATGGCCTCGAGCTCCGCCTTGCTGAATGCACAGCGGCTGTTGGCCGCCAGCCGCCCGACGATCTGTGCCTTCTGGCGGTCGCTGTTGGCCTTGATGCCGCGCACTGCGTCCATCAGCGCGTTGACGCCGCCGAACTCGCGTAGCGCCGCCGCCAGTTCGGTCAGTTCCGCCGGCAGTTCCGGGGTTGCGTTCGTTTCCGTCGCCACAGCCGCAACGGGTTCGACCGGCGTCTCGGTCTGCCCGTCGTCGTTGGCGACGACCTTCTCTTGCTTCTGTTCGCTCATTCCATCCTCCCGTGAGCTTATTGAGTCTCGGCAGCGGCACGGCGCCGCCGCCCCCGAAGTGCTATTGAATCTGCCCGCCCCGCAGCCATCGGCCACAGAGCAGGCTCCGATCTCGTCCGGCAACAGCGCCACGTGATCCGGGCGCAAGTTGCGCTGAATCCCGGTATACTCCTGGCCATTGAACACGCCCGGCGTCTGTTCGATTTCGCAGAAGTAGCCGGTGCTTACCTCGACGACCTCCCCGGCTTCCAGCCGGCGCAGGGTCGCCAGCGCATCACCGCCCAGCCGCTCGCATTTCGCCACGTCGAGCCACATCTCGCCGACCAGCCGGTCGCCGTCCGCACGCATGTTGAAAATCTGGCCGACGACCTGGCCCTCGATGACCCCGGGGCTGTTGGCCGAAATCGGCGTGCCGTCGTTGGCCAGCGGGTGACGCAGCGGCACCGGCCTGCCGTCCCACGCCTGCGCAAAAGCGGAGAGTTCTTCGGCGGTGATCAACTCGCCATTGACAACGCCGGCCACCAATGCGACGACCGGCGCCACGGCGTGTTCGCGACCGTCCAGGGCGCGCCGCTGCAGGCCGTTGGTGGCGAGCGTCACAGCGTTTAGGGTGGTAAATTTTGCGATCATGCGTTGTGCCCAGAAACAAAAAAGGACGGCGCAGGGAGGTGGTGACACCGTGTCACCACCTCCCTGCGCCGTCCTCGCAATCTGCTGTGCGATTATGGGCGCCAGCGCCGAGACCATCTATCAGCCTGGGCGGGCTATGCTGTTGAGTTGCCGGTCTCTCCCGGCTGTCACACCACCTTGTGTCTTCGCAGGTGTCGCTATATGGGTGCCTGTTGCGGGTGTCGGACTTGAACCGACGACCTATGGATTATGAGCCCATCGCGCTACCGCTGCGCCAACCCGCTACGTTAAGCGTGACCCACCGTCCCCCGAAGGCCGGTTTTGGGGCCGGCCACAGCAGGTCACGCACCTACGAGATTAGCACAGGTGTGCGAGTGGCGTCAAGGGGTTGTGGAAAAATTCGTCGCCGCTCGATTTATCGCCGGGCCATTCCCCATTTATCACCGGGCAAAACCCAACTCCCGACGATAAGGCGGATGATCAGCGGAAATCACGCCAGCGCCTGCATCCGCGTCGTCAGCGCCGCCACGTCAGCCGCTGACATTGGCGTTGTGCTTGGTTCGGTTGGCTTGTAGATGGCGACGGCGGCGATGGTGCCCGACAGGTATCCTTCCAGCGCGCCCGAACTTGAACGCCCCACGCCAATCAGCAATGTTTCGTTTGGCGCAGATACCCAAATCAAAGCTCCAGACTCTGCCGATCCATTAAAATATCCAGTTCCGCCAACCACGCCTGCCACACCGTTTGAGTTACTGCGATTCACAGTCAGCGTATTGCCGTAGCCATAAACAATCGACGGTGTGTTGACCAGCGCAATATAAAATCTATTGTTGCTATATCGTGTGCCAGCCAGGTAGCTAACATTAGATGGAAATGTTACATTGCTGTAGCGAATTACCATGCTCCAACCTACGTCGGGCAACAATAGCGTGTTTAAATACTGGCTGCTCGCCGTCGCAAAGCTCCACCCGCCCGCGGCCAATGTCGGCGCAACGCCCGGCGCGGCGTTGTTGACGCCAGGGTTGGCGAGGTTGACGTAGCTGGCCGCCAGCGATGCCGCGCCGATAGGCTGATAGGCTGCAACGCACGTTTGCCCAGCCACCTGCCACCAGTCAGCCGCCGCCCGCCGCCGTTTCAGCGCCGCCGGGCCGATGCCGCCGCCAAGAAAGCCACTCATCACGCCAACACCGCCTGCACCTGCGCCGCAGTCACCGTGCCAAGCCCCGCCGCCTGCGCCAGCGACGGCCCGGCGATCTGTGCGCTCCACGTCGGATCGGGCTGCGTGCGCGCCAGCAGTAGCGCCAGCGCCGTGGCGGTCTGCGCGCTGATGGCGTTCGCAGTCAAAGCGTCCTCGATCAACGTCTGCATGTACAGCAGATTCTGCGTGTCGATGGCGCGCCGCACGTCATCCACGACGCCGGCCAGCGCCCGGATCGCCACGCGCTCCGCCGATGGCACGACGGCGAGTACATCGTCCAACGTCGGCGGATGCGGCACAGTCGGCGCTTCCGTCACCGGATTGGCGACAACGGTCGGCGCGTTGAGTCGTGCGGCGATGGCCGGGTAATCTTGTGCTGCCATCAGCGCCGCAAAATCAATGCTGGCGCTGCCCTGCTGGTCGATCAACTCTGCAAGTGTCATGGTTTCCCCCACTGGTAATGGCTATTACCTGCCGGCAATTCAGAACGTAACCTCCCGTACCTGAATCTGGTAATACACCTACACAGCGCTGTCCAGATTCACGTACAAATCCTCATCTGCGGCCCCGGCGCCCATCTCGTCCGGGAAGTCGGTAATGAGCACGGCCACCTTCGGCTCCAGGAGCACATCGTAGATTTCCCGTGCGCCAAGCTTCAGCTTGATGTTGACATCCGCCGCGCCCTTGTTCTGCAACTGGACGAACGGCCCGACGACCAGCCGATTAACTGCCGGATCTGCCTCCGCCACCGCGGTGCCGTCGCCAGATGTGTTGCGTGTCCCTTTTGTGATCACGTTTCATTCCTTCCCTTCCTGCCTGCCGGCAGATTCACACAATCATCGTAGCACATATGTTTTACGCTGTCACCGGCGTCGCCGGGTTCCACCGAGCCGGCGGATTCACCGCCATGCGCTCGCACAGCGCCGGCCAGTCGCCGGGCGCAATCGTCGCTGCATAGTCGCTGCGCAGCCGGCGCTCCGCCTCCGCAGCGCAGCAGAGACGCATCGCCAGCACGCTGGCGCGCCGCGTAACCCCGCTGGGGTAGACGCACAGGCACGCGGCGTAATCGTCGCTCGTCTTCACCGCTCCAGCCCTCCCATCTCCTGGATCGTCCAGAATGCCCGTTCCTGCGCAATCGTCAGCGTCAGCACGTACTTGCCTGGCTGCAACCTGGCCACGCGCTGCACGAAGCGTGCGAGGCGCGGCGGCGGCTGCAGCAGCACGGGCTGCTCGCCGTCGCCGTCATTGATAGTCAGCACGTCGCTCTGTCCGGTCGTCACCATCTAGCTCCTGCATTTGCGCCTTCACCCGCTCCCAATATGCCATTTCGTGAGGCTCCAGCAGATCGACTTGCATTTCCGCCAGCCACACCGACACCGCGCAGTATTCTGAAATTAGCGAGTAGAACCGAAAGACCTCACTTACCAGTCCCGATATGCGCCCCCGTTGCGTGGACAGACAAACCGTTTCGCCCAGCCTGGGCACGGCGGTAGAAACAACGGTCAGCAAGTGCTCGCCATCCGGCTCCGCTAAGAACGAAATCGCGGGGGCGGCATCGCAAGTTCCCATTCTGTCGTAGACCGACTCGGCGACAACTTTGCCACCTGGTCCATCGTCACGGGCGATCTCCCGCCACGCGGCGCTATTGCGGCCCGGCACGCCGAGCCATCGTTCCAAGCGACGCAAACGGGACTCAACGGTTTCTCGCTGGCGCTTGCGCATCACCAGGCCTCCAGTGCGCTCGCCAGCGTGGATTCCACATCGCGCACGATGCCCGGCGCCTGGCGGCGGATCACGTCCTCGTCGGTCTGCCACACCCCGCGATGCATGTACGCCTGCAACTCGCTGGACTGCACCCACGGCGCATACTCCGTGTTGTTGCCCACTTCCCGACCCGCCATGCCCGCCGCGCTGATGCGGCGCGTCGTCCAGCGCCGGCCCAGCGTGCCCGTGCGCCGATAGCGCGACTCGGAGCGCGCTGCCGGATAGATCTTCATCGCCGCTTCGATGCGAAACGCGCCGCGGTCGAGCGGCCCCTGCAGGATGTCCAGGATGGCCGCGCCGCGTCGCGCCAGATCGCCGGCGACCTGGTTGGCGTTGGTCGTGATGACGATCTCCATCAGCCGTGCACCCCTTTGGCGCCCTGCGCCTCGCGCACAATCGCCGTGATGCGTTGTATCGTGGTGTCGAAGAGCGCCAGTCTCCGCTCCAGCGTTGCGTTACGCGCGCGCAGCCGCTCGTTTTCGGCGATCAACTGCTGCACGAACGGATCGGCGGCCGGCGTGCTGTCCATGGCCGGCGTCACGCCGGCGGCTATGTCTTCCATCTATCGCCTCCCTGCAAAACCAATCGACGTGAGATGCCGCGGCGCGCAGATCGGACACACCAACTCATCCTGCGCCGTCAGCCACAAGTAATGCCACTCCCCTGGCTTCACTTCCGCCAGCGAGACCCAGCAACGGCAGCGAGGGTGGGCCGGCGGCCTGTCCCCTTCCGCCGGACGCGTGTTGAACCCTGCCTGCTCGTAGAGGGTGAAACTGCCCTCGGCATAGGCCCGCGTCGCCTCGGTGACGGCGATGGCCTCCGCCCGCGCCGCGCCGAAGATGCTGGCCACGCCGTCAATCAGCGTGCCGAGCGGCTCCCCGCTGTCGACCCACGCTGCGATGGCGTCGGCCAGCATCGCCCGCGTGTTCTCGGTCAGCAACGAGACGAGTTCATAGCTGTAGTTCTGCGCCCACAGCCGCGCTGCCTCATTTGACAGGCGCCAGTTCACGCCCAGCGCCAACTGGGACAGCTTGTCAGCAGTGACGCGCACACCCCGCCCCGCCGACTCGCGCAGCAATGTCTCCAGCGCCAGGCGCAGATCGCTTTCAGGCAGCGCGTCGGCGATGCGCTGAAGCTGAAGGGCGTCTTCGGCAGTGGCCACCTGCGCCAGTTGCGCCTGTAGCGCGTTCTCGATGGCCGCCTGATTCTGCGCTGCCAGCCGCGCGATCTCCGCAGCCTCGGCGTCCGGATCGTCCGGGTCGAGTTGCAGGATCAGCGCGTTGCTACGGATAGTTCGACCAGCGACGAAAGGGCCGGGCCGCGTTGTCCGCCAGCCCACCTCCTTCCGCCGAGTCGCCGGCGTCGCCAATCCTCGTCAGGCCGTCCGTCTCGCCCATGGCCACCGGCGGCGGCACAGTCGGCGCCGGCGCCGCTTCCGGCTCCTCGTCGATGGCGTCTTCCGGCAGATCGGGGAGGTAGGTCTGCGCGAACTTGCGCGGGGCAACCTTCGCCCGCACCTTCTGTAGCGCGCTGGCGTTGCGGTCGGCGATTTCCGCCTGCTGCGCCGGGTTCTTTTGGCGCAGCGACGGCCACCAGACCGAGTATGCGCCGGAGGACGGCGCCGGCAGCGCCCCCAGCCACAGCAGCCGGTTGATCGTTGGCTGAATGATGGCCGGCGTCACGTGCTGCTGCTGGCGCGCCTCGATGATGTCGATCCAGTTGTCGTCATCCTGGCTGCTGGCCAGTTCGCCGCGCTCGCTACCCACCAGTTTGCGCGCAGGGATGCCGGTGGCAGCGCTGATGAGCTTGAGAATGTTGTCGACGGCGCCCGTGGGGTCTTGCAAGCTGCCGGCCAGCGTGGTCGCCTCGTAGCCGTTCATCTCCAGGAAGCGGCGCAGGCCATGCACGAATTCGTCCATCTGCGCCTCGCGCTCGTCCGCTCCGTAGTCGTCCGCCTCATAGCCGTCCTTCGTCGAGAAGATGTAGCCTGGTTGCATCTGCGTCCAGCCACCTTCGCCGGTGGCCGCCATGACCTTCTCCAGGTCGATCAGCCGATTCCACGCCGCCTCCAGCCGCGGCGAGCCAAACAGATCGCTGGCGAGCAGGTTGTCCGCCACATGGATGCAGCGGGCCCAGTGCGCATCGAAGGTCGTGAGACTGCCAGATTCGTTGCGATCTGTGAGCTGGTAGCGCAGCGGCCGGCCGTAGCGCGGCGACTGGCGATCCGTCTCGTACAGCATGACCTTTGCCGACCCTTCGTCGAAGACGCTGGCGAACAGCAGTCCGGTGGAGTCCGCCAGGCTGCCGGCTTCGGCGGGTTCCTCCGGCGCCCTGCCGTCGGCAAGACCCAGATAGAGCACACCGTACTGGCCGATGCCGCTGATCCGATCCAGCCGTGCCAGATAGTGCGTCAGGCCGCGGCGGGTCTCAGCCTCGTCGGCGCCGCCCTGGGCGACGCGCATCCACTCCGCCGTAAACGGCGTGTCCTCTTGCGCCGTGTCCGTGTCGAGACCGTCGAGCACCGCCGGCGCAATGCGCCAGGTCTCGTCGGCCACCAGATTGACCAGACGCCGCGCCACGTCCTGGCGCAGATAGCGCGCCAGATACTGCTGATAGTCGACGGCCTTGTCGTAGCCGGCCGCCGCGTAGATGTCGCGGCGCTTGTCGCCAGCGAACGGCAGCGCCAGCCGCTGCGCCAGCTGATAGCGGTCGCCCAGCGTGCTTTGTACTCGCAGCCGGCGCAGCCTGCCGGCGTTGATCGTCTTCGTGTTCATCGTTATCTCACTCCCGCCGTTTTGCGGCCTCCGTAATGCCACCAGACCCATGTTTCCAGCGCCTGGCACGCATGATCATTTCCGTCCTCCGGTGCGGTTCCCAGCCCCCGTTTACCTTCCGGGTAGCGATATCCCATGCTCAATTCGTCGATCAGATGCTTGCAGCGACGATGCACCTTGATAGCGCGGTGCTGCTTGCCGTCGCAGATCAGCGATCTCGTCTCCGTGATCGCCGCCATACGTGTCGATCCACTCTGCGGATTTTTGCGATTGAGCCAATTCACCGCGTGAATGCCGGCCTTTTTGAGCCGTGTGCGCAGCGCAACCGCTTCGTGGCTGACGACGGCGACGCGTGGCCTGCCCAAGCCTTTGGCCGCGCACTTCTCCAGGATGTCGTCGATGGTCTGTTCCTCCAGCGTCTTGGTCTGATAGAGTTCGTCGAAGACCAGCATGTCGCCACCCGGCAGTTCCTGCACAAAGAGCACCGCCCGCGGGTCGATGTAGCCGTCGTCGATAGCCAGGCCGAAGGGCCGCCCTGGATCTGGCTCCTGGTCCGTGAGGTTCTCCGCGCTGAAGGCGTCGTAGACCAGTCCCTCGACGGCCGCATACCAGTCGCCATAACGCCACGCCTTGCGCAAGGCGGCGGGCAGCGTTTCCAGCGTCTTCCAGTAGGCCGGCGCCAGGTGTGGGTTGTCGTCGGGCAACGCCGGTATAAACGCAAACTGGTCGATCATTTCCTCCAGTTCTTCCGGCAGCCGTCGCTCGATCCAGTAGTCCCTGACCCAGTTCGCCTCTGGATTGGTCGCGCCGATGAAGCGCACATCTGCGTAGCCCTTCCAGCGCAACGAGCCGCGCAGCAGGTGAAAGGTGCGCTCCGGGTTCTTGGTCAGCTCGTCGACGGCAATCAGGGCAAACTCGGAGGACTGATACTTGCCCGGCTTGTCCAGATTGCGAAATGCGATGGCGCCGCCCCCGTAGGCCGGCGCCAGGCGGAACTCGTTGCGCACTGAGCGATATTGCCCCAGCCAGGGCGGGAATTCTACGAGCGCTTTGGAAATCTGACGCTCGTAGAGACTGGGATAGTCTTCGCTGGCCAGCATGACGCGGCCGTTCAGATGCCCCAACGCCGCCATTCGCATCAGAAAGCGCACGCAGTACCAGCGCAGCCAGTAGCTTTTGCCCGGGCCGCGCGCTCCGCCGAACAGAGTGTATTGATGGCGGTCGGCGGTCTCCGTGGCGAGCCATTGCTTGTCGGTAAAGTTGCATAGCGACGAAAAGGTGACGGAACTCATCGATCCATAACGACAGTAAGCGTCTGACCATCGCTGCTGATTGCAGCGGTGGGGCCTTGGGCGTCGAGACCCAACAGGCGCGCTCGTCGCTCCATGATGCGCAACACGCGGTCGACGGCGTCCTTGTTGCCCCGCATGGCCTTGTCCCACACGGCGTTGAGCAACGCATCGAGGCGCTCCGCCTCCATTTCGCGCAGCCCGTCCGCTTCCTCGCGCAGCGTCTTCTTCAACGCGTGCGCCACCGCCTGGTGCGCGCCGGACGGGCTTTTGTAGCCTATGGCCGCCGCAATGTCGCTGTACGACATGCCCCGCTTTCGCAATTCAAGCGCCTGCCGCTGCCGTTCGACCGCCGAAATCTGCTGCTGCTGGCTTTTCATGATTTGCCCCGTTTTTCACTCGCTTGTATTCACCAATTGACCAGCGCGGCTAGCGGTCAATGATGATGGAGAGCCGCTCCGCTTCGACGCGCACATGCTCGTCAAAACCAAGCAACCGCCCCTGTTGCTCGATGAGCTTCTGCATGCGATCGATGGCCGCCAGGTCACCGCCAAGAACGTTGCCCCAAATGGCGTTGATGGCTCGGTCGAGTCGCTTGACTTGCAATGTCGCCCATTCGTCGGCAGTGGCAAGCCTGGCCGCCCGCCACTCCCTGAGCATAACCTCAACGTCGCGGCAGATGGTGGCCGGCGAAACCTTGAGCGCCTCGGCGATCTCCCGATAACTCATGCCTGCCAGCAGATTGACCGCCACTCGCTGGCGGCGCTGCTCGCGCTGCAGTGCCGCCGACTTGCCGCTCATCTGCTGACCCCGCTGGCGCCGGCGGGTGTTTCATCGCTATGCGTTTCATCCTTCTCTGGTGGCTTCAGTGGATCGACCAATCCTGTGGTCACCAGTTGGGCATGTAGTGCCAGCCAACCGGCATCATCCAGCGTTTCCATGCGCTCCAGAAAGTCGGCGTAGCGGTCGGCTGCCTCGGCCATCAGCAGAAAGGCGGTGGCGGAGTTGAAGATCGCACTGGCGTCCTTGAGCCGCATCAGCGCGTCGGCCAGCGCGTCGTATTGGTCCACATGGCCCACGAAGCGAACGCGCTTGCTCTTGCCCAGCTTCTTGACGATCTCGGTGATGCGCTCGATCTCCGCCGGCAGGAAGAGGAGTTCGATGGTCTCGAAGCGGATATCCTTCTCATTGAACGCGCCCAGCGTGATGGGGTCGAAGCTCTTGAAGCGCTCGTCATCCAGCCCGCTGTAGAGGCGCGCTTCCAGCGAGGCGATGGACTCCCACTGACGTTTGAGAATAGCCAGGTCGTCTTCGCCCACCAGCGCATTGTGCGAAATCTGGATCGCCGTGCGCTCGTCGGCGCTCAGCACGCCGTCGGTATAGAGGTAGAGCAGCGCCGTCACGCCAGCATCGCGCGCCGCGTCGATGCGATGGTGGCCACTGAGAATGTGAATGCCGCCGCCGGCGTCGTGCCAGCAGAACGGCAGCGTGGCGAGATTGCCATCGCGCTTGATGTTGGCCACCAGCTGATCATAGACGCGTTTGGACATGAAGTGAGCGTTGACATCCGCTGGGCGCATGTCCTCAGGCGTGGCCACGCCTAAACGGTAGGGGGTGACGCCTTCCAGCAACTGGTTCAGCCGAGTCAGTTCTTGCCTGAGTTCTTCCACCATTTCTGATATGCCTCCTCGATGGTTGTCTCCGGCCAGAGAGCCACATAGTTCAGATACGGCTCGCCATCCTTGACCCCGCGGTGAAGTAGCGTCATCGGGCCGCGGTACTTCATGGAAACCGGACGGGCTGTGCGCGCAGTCGTGAAGACGCCGGCGCTTTTGCGCAGATTGGAACGTTCAAGGATGCGGCGCATCTCTCTGCTCAGCGCCAGCATGACGATGAGTTTGGAAACCTTGCCGTGGGGCTTTGGTTCCACTGGGAAGTCAGAGAGCATGTACCAGAACTCGCCGCCGTTGTACTTTCGATCCTTGAACTTGAAACCGATCTGCCCCTTGCCCAGGCTCATCTCGATGAAGCCGAAAACCGCGCCGTCGGCGAGGACGGCGAAACCCTGTTGGCCGGCGGTGAAGTCGATGTTACGCGCCAGGTAGAGACCTTTGTAGTACTGGATGTCGTTGGATGGAATCGGGACCAGGCTAATCCGGGTTGTCGCAGCAAAGCGGAAGTCCGGATCGACCAGCTTGAAGCGCCGGCCGGTGTCGCCGTAGTTGCGCCGGAAGAGGCCCAGCCGCTGTACCACGTTGGAGTAAAGATAGACCCAGGTATTGCGCTGCTTGTGGCTCACCATCTGCGGCGCAACGCCCTCCAGCGGATAGTTGAGCAGGAAGAGGTAGCGCCGGCCTGGCTCCCGCATCCAGCGGATGATCTCGCCCTTGCGTTCCTGATCCAACATCGGGTAGACCGGCTCCGGCCAGCCGACGATCTGCTGTACGCGCTTGTACTGATGTTCGTAGTCGCCCTTGAAGAAGGGCAGGTAGGCGGTATAAATGGCGTCGTCGCCACCTGGTCGCTCGGCGTGGCGCTGGAAGTGCTCGAGCACGTCGCCGCTCCAGTAAGAAGTGATGGTCACCTTGCGTTCTTCCAGGCTGCGGGCGGAATTGGCGACCAGGTTCTCAAACTCGCCAAAGTAATGCGCCCACATGCGGCGGGCGTGGGCGGTGCGCCGCCTCTCGAACTTGAGCAGGCGCAAAAGCAGCATCACTGCCGCCGCCCGCTCCCAGGCCGGCCGCTCGAAGAGATAGGGCGCCAGCCAGGCGTAGGCGTCCTCGCGCAGCGCCAGGTCGGTCTGCCCGCCCAACATGGCGTCGGCCAGCAGTAGCGAGTAGAGCGACACATCATTGCTGTGCACAGCAGCCGGCGCAGCTTCCTGCAGCAGCACCTTCTCGCTGGTGAAGTTGCCCGAACAGCCGACGACGATCTCCGCGCCGGCAAAGGCAGCGCGGTTGCCGGCGATGTAGCGCCGAATGTTGTCGTCGATTGTGCCAAGAAACATGATCCCCTTTCCCCTCCAGGCAATTTACCTGGTCGTTCCGCACCTTTCGTTGCGCCGCCCTAAGCCCCACCATGAGGCGTTCTCAAAAAACAGCCCCCTTTTCTGTTTCGGGCAAAAATCACGCCTAAGCCCAAATAAGCCCCACCATTGCACGTTTTTCACCACAGCGTGTTCGCGTGGCCATGACTATATTTCCACCTTCACGCAAAAAATCACGTCTAAGCCCAAATAAGCCCCACCAAGCGTTTTCCCTCGCGGCAGCCTCCTGCCCCTCAGTCGTTTTGGTCACCTTTCGGCCTGCAAAAATGGCTATCCGAAAGCGCAAATCTATCCGTCCAATATTCCTGCGCCTGACCGATTTACTCGAGTAACGGCGCAAAAATTTAAGTTTCAAACTGCGTTTTTCATGTCCAAACTACTGTACAAACATGCTTCTGTGTGCTAGTATGATTGACATAAGATTCAATCAATTCCAACTGACAGGAGACCACAAATCATGAAGCGCATCACCTATTCCAAACTCTGCAAGCGACACGACGAAGGCACCTTGAGCGTCCATGCCTGGTCGAAAGACACCAACCATGCGCTGGTCGATTTCTATGACCGCGAGGGGCGGGCCAACCGAGAAGAGGTTGAGGTCATCATGCCGGTCGAAGTGAGCACCGAAGAGTACGAATTCAGCCACGGGCGCAAGCCAAAGGGTTACGGGCTGTGGTGGTTCGCCACTGACCGCACGCCGGAGTTCAGCTACACCGGCAACTACGGCGAGGCCAAGCGCCACGCCATCAGCGTCGCCAAAGAGTACGGCGCCGAGTTCGTCAACGTTCTGCCGTGACCGGAAATTGTTCTGAGGTGGTGACACGGTGTCACCACCTCCAGGCGAGACACCAACTGCTTTCATTTTGAAAAGGAGCCAACCATGACCACCCAGACCACCCAGACCACCCAGACCACCCAGATCGCCAAGCCCGCCATGATCGTGCGCGAGATGCCTGACGACTTGAAGCCAGAACAGCGGGCCATGCACGCCGGCTTCGGCGCTTTGACCAACTATGAATTGCTGCAACTGGTCTACAGCTTCAAGGCGATGGACATCGCCGTGGAGTTGATTAACCGGGCCGGCAGCCTGGATGGGCTGCACGCCATGAGCATCGAAGAAATGCAGCAAGTGACGGGTGTCGGCCCGAAGGCTGCACTCTCCATCAAAGCGGCGCTCGAACTGGGCAAGCGCATGGCGATGACAGTGCCATCTACGAAGCCCCGGGTGCGCGGCCCTGCGGATGTGGCCAACCTGTTGATGGCCGAAATGATGATGATGGACCACGAGGAGTTGCGGGTCGTGCTGCTCGACACCAGGAACAACGCGATCGGCGTGGCGCTGGTCTACAGCGGCAGCGTGAACACCGCCGTGGTGCGCATCGCCGAGGTCTTCCGGGAAGCTGTGCGCCGCAATATCCCGAGCATCATCGTTTGTCACAATCACCCCTCTGGCGACCCCACGCCCAGCCCGGAGGACGTGCGAGTGACCGAGATGCTGGTAGAGGCCGGCAAGCTGCTCGACATCGCCGTGCTCGACCACGTGGTGATCGGGCACAATCGGTATGTGAGCCTCAAAGATCGCGGCCTGGGCTTCAAGTAGCCTCACCACCGCCCGCCAATCCCCCGATGGCGGCTCCGTCAGCCGGTATGAGTCCGGCTTGTTGATGAGCAAGAGCGAAACGGAGAAGAACATGACACGCAACCAACGCAACCAGATCCGCCAGTACATGATGGGCGTCGCCGAGGAACATCGAGACCCCAAGACCGGCGAGATCAACATGACCCAGTTGGCCGAAGACGCCGCCAACTTCTCACCCGTCCCCTTTGACACGCTGCCGGGCTGCGACGAGTACAGCGACATCCCGGAAGCGTACTTTGAACTGGCCTACGAAGTGGTCAGCAGATTGGAATGAGGAACCGCACATGACGCACCTTACGCACATCCTGATCGTCGTCACCGAAACCCCGGAGCGCGCCGTAGTCCACATCTCTGGGCACGCAAGTTGTTTGTCTGCCGAGCGCAAGGCGGACGCCATCAGCCGCAAGAGCAAGGTCAACTTGTTCGCCACCATCTACGAAGCGGCTTTCGCGCCGGCGGCATGGCAGTTCGTCACCAATCTAGCCCTGTAGGAGCACATCATGATCCAGCTAATCAAGACCCTCCACGGCGTCACCATGACCGTCAGCCCAGCCTCCTGCGTGAGCAAGTATGACCTGAGCGAACTAGACTTCGCCTTGCGCACCCTCGCCTTTGTGATGCCCAAAGGCGTCTGGACCGGCTATCAGTGGGCAACGGCGATCCGCGCCCAGTACGAGAACAAGAAAGCCATCTACCTGGCAGACCTGATCGAAGAAGTGACCCTGCTCGCTCCGCTGCGGCCCTGGGACGAGATGACAATGCGACAGAAGGAAGCTAACTCATGACCCGCATCAATGTGCACGAACTCGCCCAACAGGCTGTTTCCGCCCTGGGTGCTTCGGCCTGGGTCTGCACTCCCACCGATCAGGAAACCGTTGCAACCATCGAACGCTGCGATGGTCTCCGCCTGCGCCTCACCCGCTGTGACGCCCGCGGGTGGCGTGATGTGGACGGCAAAAGAATCGCCATCCGCCCAGTCGCCCTCGAAGAGCCCGTTCGCTACGACTACGCC